CGCGGTATTGCAGCTCGCCGTCAGGGAAGGCCACGCCGCTCGCCTCCATGTCGATGCCCTCGTTCATGTACACCGCCTCGTGCCACAGCGGCAGCATGAACTCCGCGCTGCCCAGGCCGACGAAGAAGTCGTCCAGGCGATTGCGGCGTGCGCGCTGGCGCAGGAAGTTCGCCTCGAACTGACGGCGTGCGTTGCGGCGCACGCTGCGGCGCTGCTCGGCCCCGTTCTCGCTTTCCAGCACGTTCGTCATCCACGACAGGCGCTCGGTCACTCCGTTCGCCCAATTCGGGAGCGTCGTGAACATCGGAAGCGAAAACCTGTAGTCTGCTGGCGGCGGCAGATCATCATCGCTGATGGCCGAGTCGTCCAGCAGCCAGCCCTCGCGTGCTGACGAATAGATGATCTCGTCGCCGCGCTTGATGACGAGGGTGAACCAGCACGGCGTATCCGCAGGGATGTTCTGAAGGATCACGTCCAGGCGGTAGTCGCCCTGCGGGATATTCAGGTAGGCGGTCGTCGGATTGCCGAGCTGCGTGGACGCCACGAGGCGCATGTTGAGCTGCGATGGGCCGACCCACAACGTCGCCGCGTCGTCGGCATCAATCGTCATCGTGTAGTTGCCATCCTCGAAGTGGAACCGGCGCGACAGGTAGTAGGTGTGATCGCCCAGCGCCGTGTCGATTGGGTCGGTCGGCGCGACCCGCTTCTCTCCATCAGGAGGTGGCGGGTCGATGGCAAAGTCGAATGGTGTGCGAAGGGTCATGTCTTCCTCTTACTTGATCATTTGTTTGATGGACGCGGCGTTGCGGCGGATCGCCTGGACGATCACGCGGTCGCCGTCACTGCCGGACATCGCTTCAGGCACCGAGCTGCGGTCATCGACCAGTACCATGCGGATGCCCGCGCCGCTATCACCGCCAGCCATGCCGCCGTTCATGCGATTGCGCGGATCGTCGCGGGTGATGACTTCCTCACCCTTCTGCAAAATCGCTGGCACTTCGTCCGGCTGAAGACCTGCCATGCCGCCCGTGTGATAGCGCGCTGCGCTGGCGAAGATCGCCGGATCGACGCGGCGGCTGAACGTGGAGTATTGACCCACCATGCCGCCCGTGTGCTTGCCGCCCGCGACCACGCCGCCGAGCTTCACAGCGCCCGCGCCGATGCCGCCGCCCCAGGACGCGATGGCGTTCAGGATGAGCTGCTTGGCGATTGCCAACGCGATGTCGCGCAGCAGGGATGCGAAGAACTGGCCCACCGCCGTCAGCGCGTTGCGGAAGCCTTTGCCGATGCTGTCCGCGCCGGTAGCCACGCGACCGACCGCCTCGCCAAGTTTCTCGAACGCGGTCAGGCCGTTGTTCGCCAGCGAGTTGACGATGGTGTCTTCAAGCTGCGTCGTCACCTGCTGTGCGTTCGCGGTGGCGAGCGCGAGCTGGTCAATGCCGTTGATCTGCTTCTGATACGACTCTGCGCTGATCGTGCCAAGTGCGAACTGCGTGTCGAGCTGTTCGCGCAGCGATTGCGTGATCGACAGAATCTTCTCCTGATACATCGTCTGCTGCTCGTTGAGCATCGCAGCCTGCTCTTCCGACGAGATCATGCCCAGCTTACGCATGGTGTCGATGCGCTCGATGTCGGCGGCCTGCTGTTGCAGCACGGTGTTGAGCTGCGTCTGCGTCAGCGCGAAGTTGTTTGCGGCGGTCGTGGCGTCCACGTTGGCCTTCGTCACGCCGTTTTTGATGGCCGCAGTCATGCGCTCGTACATCACCGGGTCGAGCATGGCCCGCGACTTCTCAAGGAAGTCCAGCGCAGTCTGACCAGCGGCTTGCAGGGCCGGGCCGGTTTCGGCCACCACGCGGTTCATCTCGGCGGTGCGTTCGGTCAGCGTGATCTGGCCCTGCTCGTACTTCGCGTTGATCTCGTCGAGCTGAATCTTCTGGATTTCCTGCTTCTTCGTGAAGGCGTCGTTCAGCTCATTGGCGCGCTCGCGGTACACGTTGGTCGCCGCGATCTGCTTGGCCTGCTCCTTCAGCGGTTCGAGCTGGGCCATCATGGTCTTCGCCATGCTTGCGCCAGCCGGGCCGGTGGCGGCCAGGGAGCGAATCTTCTTCTCGATCTCGGTGAAGGTCTTCTGCACCGCGTCTTCCGCAGCCTTCAGTTGATCCTCAATCGGAATCTGCAAGCCCTTCTGCTGCGCCAAGTCCTTCGCCAGCTTTGCCTGCAAGTCGAAGATCATGGCGTTCAGGTCTTCGGCCAGCTTCTTGCGACGTTCGGCTTCGGCAGTGCCAAGCTTGGCCTGCTCGTTGTTGAACTTCATCGTCTCGGCCAAGCGCGCCTTGCTCGCACGCTGGTCGATCTCGGTCATCGCCTTTGCCAGCGTGTCCGCGTCCTTGATGGTGGCCTTCGCCGCATCACGGCGGGTCTGGTATTCCTCGTCCACGATCTTCAGGCGCTCGTCCAGTTCTTCCTTGGCCGACTTCAGGCGTTGATGCTTGATCGCCGCGTCCAGCTTCGCGTCTTCCTTCGCCAGCTCGCCCTTCAGTGCGCGCAGTGCGTTCGCGTCGCTATGCAGATCGCCAGGGTCGGCGGTTGCAGCGGCAGCAGGGGCTTTCGGCTTGATGATCGAGGTGAGATCGACGCCTTTGTCCTTCGCTGTTTGCAGCGCCGCGTCCTGGGCCTTAATCGCCTTCACAGCGATGTCGCGCAGCCGGTCGTACTCTGCCTGCGTCTCTTTCTCCTTCTCGGTGCCACGGGCCTTGTCGCGGGCAGCAGCAGCCTTCTCGGCGTCGGCCACGGCCTTGTCGGTCGCGGCGATGGACTTCACGACGGTCTGCCGCACGTTGTCGTCCAGCTTGTCGAGGATCGCGGTCGTGACCTGATAGGCGGCCACAGCTGCGCCGATCACCGGCAGCGCACGGGCGACGAACAGCAGCGCGGAACCCACGCCCATGATTGCCGGTGCGAGGCGGGCCATCAGCGCGGCGAAGCCGGTTGCCTGCGTGCCTGCAATTGCACTGGCCGCCGTGAACGCGCCGAGCTGCGTGTTCGCCGCAAGCATCGCTGCATTCCAGGCGGTGATCGGCGCGATGGCTGCGGTGAACAGCGTCGGCAGCGTGGTCAGGAACGACAGGAACTTCAGCGCCAGGATCGCGCCCATCACCACCTTGATCGTTTCGAGGTTGTCCACGAAAATCTGGATGGCGTTGATGGCGAGCGTCAGGCCGTCCGCGATCAGCTTACCGAGCTTACCGGCGCTGCCGTCGTTCAGGAAGGTCGTCAGGCGATCCAGCAAGCCCTGGTAGGCGTCGATAAAGCCGCTGTTGCCGATGTCGGTCAGGAACTTGTTGATCGCGTTCTCGAAGCGCGCCTGGGCGGCGGCCAGCTTCACGGTGCCGTCGTTCACACCGGCATACGCATCACCGAGCTGGCGGGCCACGGCCACGAGGATGTTCGCGCCGACCTGACCCTTCTCCATCATCTTCTGGAAGTCTTCGACGGCCACGCCTTGCGCCTTGGCGAAAATCTGCACCGCGCCCGGCAGCACGTCACCGAGCTGCTGGGTCAGTTCCTCGGCCTGAACTTTACCCTTGTTGAACATCTGCTCGATGGCCTTGAACACGCGCTCCGTGTCAGCGCCGGTCAGGTTCAGCGTCGCGGCGGTCTTGGCGAAGTTCTCGAAGATGAAGCGCGTCTCCTGCGTGTTCATGCCCGCCTGCTTCGCGGAGATGGCGAACTTTGCGAATGCAGGTGCGGTCTTGGCGAAGTTGATGCCGATGCGGTCGGCCTGCTCTTGCAGGTATTTGAATTCGTCGCCCGCCGCTTTCGCGTTGCCGTTGTTCTCCACCAGCAGGCGGGACATGATCCCCTGGTTCTCGTTGAAGGTGTCGATCACCTTGCCGCCGAGGCCGATGGTCGCTTGCAGGCCGACGTAGGTTGCGATCAGCGACAGCAGCTCGCCGCGCATACGCTGGAAGAAGGACAGCGTGGTGCGGCCACCTTCGTTCGCGTCGTTGCTCGCTTGGCCGTAGCGGCGCACCTGATCCGCGAGCTGCGACATGGCGGAAGCACCACGGCCAGCTTCGGCCACGAGGCGGTCTTGCGCTTCGGTCAGGTTGCGCGTGTCGATGCCTGCGGCGCGCAGCGATGCCTGCGTTTCGCGTGCGCGGCCCGACACGTTGTTGAAGGACGCGGCGGCGCGGTCGAGGGTGTTCTGTGCGGCGCGCAGGCGCGAGGTGATGTCGTCGCCTCCACCGCCGTTGCGCATCTCCGTAACCAGGGCGGCCACGGCGGCGCGTGCAGTCACATACTCCTGCCGGGCGGCGCGCACGGCGGCGATCTGCCCATTGAAGGTGTCGAGCTGGCCCGCGATCTGCGCGAGCGAGCGCTGGGCGGCTGCGGCGTCCTGCACGGCACCACGGTAATCGCGCACAGGGCCGCGCACGGCGGTCACGCGGGCTTCCAGGCGACCCATTGCTTCGGTCAGCCCGTCCACGGTGCGGATCGCGGCGCTGTTCGGGTCAGCGATGTCCTGCACCTGCTGGCGCACGGACGGCGTGCTCACCGGGCCGGTGCCTGCGGTCGCGGCGCTGCCGCTGGCGCGCATCTGGCGTTCGGCTGCGTCGGCAGCATCGCGCATCGCCTTGGCCTGCTTCTCGACGGCGGCAGTGCGCTTGTTGGCCTCGCGGGTGAACAGCGCTTCCAGATCGGCTTCGTGCTGCACGTCGCGCATCGCTGCGGCTTCGGTGGCTTCGCGTGCAGCCTTCGCTTCCTGCTCCTGGGCTTGCGCGGCTGCGCGCACGGCGTTGTTGAACACCACCTCGGCCTTGACCTGGGCGTGGCGTTCGTCCAGGCGGGCCTGGGCCTCGCGGCGGCTCTTCGCTGCGGCGTCGGCACCGTCAATCGCGGCTTCCTGTTTGGCGAGCGATGCGTTCGCAAGATCGACGGCTTCCGCGATGGTCTTCTGGCTATCGGCCACGGTCGCAGCTTTGATGCCGAAGGCGTCCATGCGGTTTGTCGTGTTGTTCACGCTGGCCTGGATGCGGTCATACGCACGTTCGGCGCTGGTGACTTCTTTGCCCAGGCGCTTCAGTTCGGCGGTCTGCTCCTTCGTGCGCTTGGCCGCAGGGTCGAGCGAGTCGGAGTAGTCCTTCTGCGCCTTGCGTGCAGCTTCGAGCCGGGCCTCGGTGTCGGCCAGCACTTGCGACTGCTGCTCGAAGAATTTGATGAGCGCCTGTTGTGACAAGAGCGCCCTGACAGCGCTCTCCATGCGGGTGTAACTTTTCTCAAGGTCGGCTACGGTGGCTTCGCCTTTTTCGGCGGCCTGCCGTTGCGCCTCCTGTGCCTTGGCGAGTTCCTTCAGGGCGTCGGCTACTTCCGTGGTCGTCTTCTTGGAGTAGTTCGTGGCCCTGATCCGCAGTTCAACGTCTTGAGTTTGATTAGCCATTTTCGAGCTTTCGGATGAGGTCTTTGATGTTTTGGCCTGCCGCCCGGCCACCGTAACGCGAGGCCATGACAGTAGAGAGGATGGTTACTTCGGTGACGTGATTGCGGTTGATCCGCTCTCTCACAAGGTCTGCTTCGTACCACAGTTTAGACAACGGATATCGGTTCGCATACGGATGCCCCTCGGAGAGAAGCAGCGATGCGGTCACGCGGAGCGACCTGTGGAATCGCTCGGCGCGTGAAAGGTGTTCTAGCCCCCGCTCAGACTCGACGGACGCACTTGAGTCACCAGACCCATAAACTTGTCCAACAGCTTTTTTGCGCCGCCCGCTTCTTCAACGGTAAGCGTCCAGATCGCGTTCACCAGTTCGACTTGCAGGCCCACCGGGAAGGTGGAGACATGCTTGATCACTTCCGGCGTCACGACTTCATCTGCGCAGCGTGCGATGAGCGTGTGGCACAGCTCCGGTGCTTCGGAGATCAGGTGCACGGCGAACTTCGCGGCTTGCGCCATGACGGTGTTGCGTTTTTCTTCGTCGTCGTACAGCGCCATCAGGCGGTTCACTTCGACGAGGTGATCGCGGAAGATGAAGGTGATATCGTCCAGGGCCACACCGCGTACATCTACGGATGCGGCCCCGAACGTCACCGTGGTCTTCGGTACTACAAAGTCCATGAGTGACATTCGGGTTCTCCTTGTTATGGGTTAGGCTGCGGCCACGCCGTCGATGTACAGACGCTCGGTGGTGCCGTCCTTCTTCAGCACTTCGCCGGTGAAGGACATCTGCTGCCACGTATCGCCTTTCAGCGCGAAGTCACCGTTCGGGGTGATCTTCACATACGGCCAGTAGTGGTCGCTGTTCGGGCCGACCGGGTTGTCCGCGACGTAGCGCAGCGCGCCGCGAATTTCCTTACCCTTCGAGACGACGATGGTGCGGGTGATGCCGCCCTGGTCGTAGGTCACGGACAGCACATCGCCATCGACCAGATCAGGTGCGTCCGGTTCGATGTAGATGCGAGCGCGCACCAGATCAACGTCCACGTTGTTCGCGTTCGTGATCGGGCTAAGGGTCGGGTCGGTTGCCGGTGGGACTGGCGGTACGACTTTCGAGATGACCACGTTCGAGATCGAGCGGGTGCCGGATGGGGTGTCAGCATCGACGCCCACCTGATACCACAGACCCTTCTTCACGACGATCTGGTTAGGATCGGTGACGCCCGGCGCGGCGGCCACGGTCAGCTTGTCAGCATCGCCGCCGTACCACAGCGCGAAGTTCGCGTTCTCGATGTTGTCGGTTGCGAAGGTCAGGGTCATGTCGTTGGAGATCGTGACCTGTTCGTCCTTCACGTTCATGCCCTGGTCGGCGTCGATGTGATCCAGGGTGTCCTGGGATTGCGCGGACGACAGCTCCGGGGTGTTGCCGAAGTAGCGCTCACCGATGCCGACGGTCTTGCCCGGCTCGATCAGATCGAAGTACAGCTTGCCCTTACCGAGCACATAATTTTTACCTGGGCCTGCCATAGTAGTTCTCCTTAAAAGGTCGTTTCAATTACAGGGAATGCGAGCGGTTCTTCTACTCGCCTATCTCTACTGCCATACCGACTCGGATAGGCAAGTAGAAGAATGCAAAGCTCGATACTTGCGCCTCTGGCGGGCGTACCACCGGAGCGCCAATCTCGACGGACGATATCTTACCATCGAGCATATAGGTGCCTGGATAAGCAGCCCTGCCCCCGTCCTTCAGCGCGCTAATACGGGCCAAACGCCGCTCCACGTCTTGCAAAAGGAAGTAGGCGTCGTCTTTGGTGTTTGCAGTTTTGTCGTCCTGGGTCAAGCCCTGGATCAGCAGCGTCCAGTTGTCGGCGCGGCCCTGGCCGTCGTCAGCGAAGAACGCGATGTCGGGACGCGGCGCTTCCAGTACCGACAGGATGGCAGGGTTGGGCCGGTGTTCGGAGCCGATCAAGACCACGCTGCGCAGCACCTTGTTCGTGTCCATGTCGAAGGCGTCGCCCTCGGCGGTCTTGATGGTGGCGAGCAGTTCTTGAATCGCCCTGATCACGGCCAGTCGTTTCGGCAGTGGGCGGGTTGGGTCTGTCATTTCGAGAGCCTTTCAAATTGTCGGAAAAATTCAGTAGTGACCATCGTGCCGATTGGAGCGGCCACCTTCTCGCTCGTGGTGCGGAACACCTGATCCACGGACGGGCCGTAGAGCAGCGCCACCTTGTCCGGTATCAGCCACGAGGTCACAGCTTTGTTCTTGTTGTCGAACGGCTTCTGGTGCGTGAGCCGCATTGCGAGGCCCACGTTGCCGTTCTTCAGGCGCACCAGCCACGCCTTGTTGAACATGCGGCCACCGCCTTGCGCCGACACCTGCACGTTCACACCGGCTTGCAGGCGCGAGCCGATGGGCGTGCCGGGCGTTGCGAAGCGTGCGAGGGATGTAGGCCGCTCGCGTGCGCCGATGACGGCTTCCAGTTGTCCAGGCTTGGCCTTCTGCGTGACGCGCAGGCGGTCGCTGGTGAGGTAGTCCTTCGGGAACCGGATGTGTTCCAGAATGTCGTTCTTGATAAGAGAAAGGCCGCCACGTGTGGCGACCTGATTGATGGCGAGCTGCGCGGCCTTCTCGACTACATCCGGCAGATGGTCGATGAACGCGGCAGTGTCAAGGAGCGAGTCCGGCATGGAGTTTCCCCACGCGCCAAACTTCGTTGACTGGCCCTGGCTGATCTTCCTGCGTGTCGATCACAAGGACAGTCTCAAAGCCCGGCGCTTTAACGGTAAGACGGCCACCGGCTGCGACAGTAACGCCTTTCGCCAGCAGCTCGTCTTTGTCGAAGATGGCCTTCTCGATCAGGTCGATGATCATGGCATAGCCAGTGTTCTCGATGTCACCGATTGGGGCTTGCTTGTAGTGCCAGCGGACTCGCAGCTCGACCGGCGCAGCCAGCGTGCCGTCCACGTACTCGCACGCGAACGCGAACGTGTTGTGAACCTTGCGGCGGCTGCGAGCGATGAGAGCTGCGAAGTCGGCCATGATTACAACTCTTCTTCCTCGCCGCCAGCGCCGCCCTGGTCGCCTTCACCGGCACCAGCGCCGTCGCCTTCAGGCTTCGCGTCGGTCTTGCCCTGCTGCTTGCCCTGCTGCTTGCCGCCCTGCTGCTTGCCACCCTTGCCGGTGTCGGTCTTCGGCGCTTCGATGGTCTGCACGGATTCGCTCTCGTCGCGTGGGGTGCGGATGGAGTCGGGCGAGCTGGCCTTCAGGTCTTCCAGTTCTTTCGCGGTGAAGTCGAAAGCTTTACCGGCAGGGATGCGCACGCGCTTACCTTCGCGGTACAGGATGATGGTGTTATTGGCGATACGTTTAGGCATGGTGTTCTCCTTGGAGTCTATGAAGTAGGCCGAGGTGTTACCCCCGGCCTTGTGTCACTGCTTACTTGACCTTGATCTTGAAGGTCGCATTCGGTTCACGCGGAACCATCAGCGGCGCAGATTGGGTCAGCAGGTATTCCTGGCTTGGGTCTTCCTCGTCCCAATTCTTGAAGAACAGGTCGAGGGAGCGGAAGCCAGCGCGCTTGTCGCGGATCGCGCCGAAGCAGCGCACGCCGGACATCATATCGCTCACGCCTACCACGGTGTCGGTGTCGAGGTAGTAGGTTTCGGCCAGGGTGTCCGGGTCGATGTAGCGGGTGGTGTCCACGTAGCATTCGATCCGGCCTTGACCCGACACGCCGCTGATGGTGCCCATGTATTCGATGCTGTCTTCGTAGCCATCGGTCAGGGCGTTGATGCGGGTAACGGACGCTTGCACGCCGCCCACGGTCTTGTCCATCAGGTCTTTCAGGTCAACGCGCTGGGTGAACAGCTCCCAGGCATTGCCGCCGAAGATCAGGCGCGAGATGCGTGCGCCGGACAGCTCGTTCGACTGCTTGCGAGCGTCCTTGATGTCTTCCAGCGGATTCGCGGTGGTCTGATCCCAGGCGGCAGCGCCGGTCAGGGTGAAGGTCAGCGACGCATCGCGGCGGAAGTCCACCAGGGTTTCCGGGTAGTCTTCGCCTTTGATGATCACGGCACCGTCGATGGTGGCGCGTGCAGCCAGATAGTTCCAGGTGTTTTGGGTCTTCTCTTTCTGCGTCTGGATCAGGTAGGCGATGACGGCATCGCGGCGCTGTTGCAGGGTCAGGGTGCCGCCATAGGCTTCACCGGCCAAGCGCTCCATGTGCATCGTCGGATCAACGATGTCTTTCTGCTTGGTGTAAGCAGGCTTGAAGCGCTCCGAGGTGTAGCCGGACAGGCGGTTCGGGCGACCGGACACGTTCGGCACGACGAACGGTGCCAGATAGCGCTTGTCTTCAAACACGCGGTCGAAGGAGATGTACTCCTGATCGAAGTTGATCTGCTGTTTGTAGAACTCGGTCAGCCAGAAAGCGGGTGCGACCTTCACGCGGCGCGATACGCCTTGGAGGGTCATCAGATCGTACAGGTCTGCGGCCATGTTGTTGCTCCTTAATCAGTGTAAATGGTTTATACGGTTAGCCGACCAGATGGCCGACTTGGATGTTCTGGCCGACCAGCAGGGCTTTACGCTCTGCGTAGGTATCGACGGCTGCTTCCCACTTCAGCGCTTCGTGGTTGAAGCGGCCAGCAGTCCAGTACGGCACGTCCACACCGGCACCGGCTGCGGGCTGCGCGGCGATGACGATCTGGTTCGGGGTGTGAGTGCCGGTGACATACGGGGTCACGGTGTTGTTAGCCAGCAGGGCGCACACCTGATACTTCAGGATGGCCGCAGCCGACTTGGCAGCGTCGGTGACGGGTTGTACGCCGCCGATCCACAGTTGGAACGGTGCGGCACGGGTTGCGAACACTTCGCTCGCGGCCAAGTCCTGTTTCGGATTCAGCGGGGTTTGGTCTGCCATGATGATGCTCCTATAAAGGGTTTAGAGATTTACTGCCGGGCCGAATTTTACTGCTTGGCTGGTTCCACTTTGTAGCCAGTCGCCAGCGAGAACGCGGACAGGATCGTGTCCACCTTGCTGCCAGCACCGTTGCCGCCCTTGTCAGCGCCGACATTCGGGTGATCAGCGTTGTTCATGGTTTCTTCAAAGCCGGTGCCTTTGTTGCCCTTGCTGGCGTCTTCCTGGGCCTTGCGGTCGGCTTCAGCTTTCTCGGCGGCCTTGCGGTCGGCTTCAGCCTTTTCGTCGGCGGCCTTCTTGTCGGCAGCAGCCTTTTCGTCGGCGGAAGGAGCGCACAGCGCCAGGGCGGCCTTCGCTTCGTCCACGGACATCGAGGTGGAGAAGGCGTAGTGGTTAGCCAGGGCCGGGTTGTTCTTCGCTTCAGCCGAGTTGATGATGCCTTGCACGCGGGCGCGTTCGGCGGTCTGTGCGGCGGCTGCTGCGGCTTTCTCTTGTTCGTTCATGGTGCTCTCCTTTACAGGTTCAGTGGTTACTACGGTTTTCGTGTTGGCTCCTTCACCGCCGTCGTCAACTTCAACGTCTTCGATGTCGTCACCGTCGATCAGGGCTTGCAGCGCCGCACGCGGCACGGCAATCACGTCCACCAGACCCAACGCTTTCGCATCGTCGGCTCGGTAGGTTTTGGCCTCGGTATCATAGACGACTTTCTCGTCCAGCTTCCGATTTTGCGCTACGACACTCACGAACGTAGCGCGGGACTTGTCAACGCCTTTCTGGATATCGGCCTTCACCGACGCAGGAAGCGCCTGATATGGATTGCCATCGACCTTGTGATCGCCGCTGTAGATAAAGGTGATCTTCAGGCCGATCTTGTCGAGCCATTGGCTCATATCCATGTGCATTGCAACCACGCCGACACTGCCCAGCCCTGCGGACGGAATGGCAATGATCTTGTCGGCAGCGGACGACAGCGCGTAGGCGGCGCTGTAGCAGTTCGAGTCCACCACGGCGATGATCGGCTTGCTGCCGCGTGCTGCCGCGATCTCGGCGGCCAGCTCGAAACAGCCTGCCGCTTCGCCGCCGTAGCTGTTCACGTCGAACACGATTGCGGTCACGTCCGGGTCGTTCAGTGCGAGGTTGAACTGCGAGCGCAGGAAGTTGTAGCCGGTGACGTAGCCGTAGTAGCCGCCGAAGCGGTTGATCAGCGAGCCGTGCATCGGGATGATGGCGAGGCCGTCAGCGAACGCGAACGCCTTGTTCTGCACGCGGTTGCTGAAGCCGTAGGCTTCGCACAGCTCGCCGCGCACCTGGGTCATGAACTTCTCTTTCGCCGTGTCCGGGTTCTGCGCGGCCATCATCATCAGGTCGTTGCTGAAGCCCTGGTAGGACGGGTGGATGAATTGCTCGCGCAGGTTCATGCGCTGCGCGGCGCTGTGGGCCAGATGGTCGCTCATTACTTCTTCTCCTTTTGTTTGCGTGCAGGCGGTTGATCATCCTCGTTGCCGTGTTCGTCCTGCATGGTCTGTTGACGGTCGTTGGTTCCAGGCTTGGTCGCGTCCAGGCTGAACGCAAGGCCCAGCTCTTCGATCAGCTTCTCTTCGCTGGCGCGCTGCTGGAACACGGCGCGGTAGTCTTTGCCCAGGTTGGCGATCTCGTCCTGATAGGTGGACAGGCCGCCCTTGATGCGCATGAGTGCCGCCTGGGTTTCCTTCGTCTCGTCGATCTGCGACTGACCAGCGCCGATCCATGTGCAGGCCACCAGCGCCTCGCGCATGTACGGGTCGTAGAAGTTGAAGTTCTTCGGCAGCGGGATCACCGAGTCCTTGCGGTTGATCTCTTCTTCCAGCCAGCAGATGTACATCATGGTCGCCTGCTTGTCGGCCACGGTCTTCTTCCGGCCACGCATGAACTTCTCGGTTTCCGACATGGAGGCCCGTGCGCCCGCGTAGTTCGACTTGCTGAAGTCCTTGGTGAACTGCTCGGCGCTGATGCCCAGCGGCGCGGCGATGCGGCGCAGCAGGCTCTCTTCATACGACTGGCCGATGCCGCCCGGCGTGCCTGCGGTCTTCAGGTTCAGCTTCGTGCCTGGGAACAGGTGCGGCATCTTCACGCCGTCGATGCTGATGTTGTTCGCGCCGTTGATGTAGGCGGTCATGGCGGCCATGTAGTCGGACAGCGCAGTCTTCAGACCTGGGCCGCCAGCGCCCATCGACGCGAACACCACTTCGCTCGGCAGCTCCGATTCCACGGCGGCGGCGTAGGTCGCGTTGACGATGGCGTTTTGCAGCGTGATCTCGCTGAACTTGCGCGTCATCTTCATGTCCTTCAGCGCGCTCACCATGTCGGCCACGCCACGGGTCTGCTCGGCTTGCAGCATCTCCTTGATGTGGATGACCTGACGGCGGCCCCACGGGAAGTAGGCCGGGACACGACGCCATTTCCACTGATCTTCGCCTTGCATGAAGTCGCCGGGGAAGCCCTGGCGAATCCAGTAGGCTTGCGGGCGACCGTAGATGTCACGCTCGATACCGGCGCGCACGTTGGAGTCGTCCATGCTGCCGTTCGGATTCGACAGGCGGGTAGGCGACACCATCTGGAAGCAGGTGTTGAACGGACGCGCCGCGTCGCGCTGCCACTCCACGGTCGCCAGGACTTCGCCGGTAAAGAGGAAGCCGCCGACGCCGAGGCGGATCATGTCGGTGAAGGTCATGGTGCGGCCAGCGTCGAACCAGCAGTCCACGGAGTCGGCCATCAGGTTGAAGCGCGACTCGACGACTTCCTTGAACTGCTTGGCCCAGGCTTCAGTTGCGCCGAGGGCTTTGTAGTTCGGATTGGAGACGAGGCGGAACTGCGCGCCGACGATGGAGTCGCGGTGGACGTGGACAGCGCCGGTAATGAGGCCGTCGTTCTGCACGGCGTCACGACCGCGAGCATCCATCAGCTCCTTGCCGCTGTTGATCTGCTGGTCGGGTGACACGATGGCCGGACGCCACGAACCCATCTCGCGGCTCCACTTCTCGGCACCTTCGATGCCACCGCCGTATGCCTGCTCGACCACGCCACTACCACCTGCGGTCGTAAGGGCTAGGGCTTTCTGTTTGCGGGATGCCATAGTCGCACCTTAGAAGAGGAAGCCCGCAGGCGCGGACGGGATCAGGCCGCCGCCGCAGGGATCGGTGACACTGAAGCCGAGCTGGGTCTTCAGCGAGAGGATGTAGGCGTTCAAGCGCGCCGCGTTCGCCACGGCGTATTCGACACGCTGGCCGTTCTGATCGACCACGACGCGGGCCGACGTGCCGGTCATGAGTTCGTGGTATGCAGCGAGCGCTTCGTCGAGTCGCGCCTGAAGTGCTGCTGCGGTTACAGGGTCGGGAGTACAAGTCATTTGATATTTCCTTTCAGGCGAGAGCTTGGGCCATTGCTGCAAAGTCAGGCTCGGATTTTACACGGTTTCCATAGGGGTTCTCTTCGTCGGCTTTACGGACAAAATCGTTCTGATCCCACTCTGCCGCCCAGGTCGGCGGGTTCGACCAGTCCAACGATTCGACACGGACGTAGGTGGATACGCACAGGCCAATGCAGTAATACAGCAAGTCCCATGCCTCGTTTCGGGCGTTCACTTTCAACCAGCCCTTCATTTCCCGCACCTCGGCGCACAATTCAGCGAACCACGAGTCGGGGAGCCACGCCGGGAAGCTGATCATGCCCTTGCCCGGTTCCAGGCTGTCCAGGCGACCGTTCAGGTCGTCCTTCAGCACGTTCGAGTTCAGCATCAGGACAGGGACATCACCCCGCGCCGAGGTCTTACTATCTTTGCGCTCCGAGTCGGGGAAGGACACGCGGGTGCGCGGCTGGCCGGGCTTACCGTCACCCTTCAGCAGCACGAAGCGATTGGCGGCCCCCTGGTTGCGCAGACGACGCCAGAACTCGTAGGCTTTGCCGGTCACGCCCGCTTTACCACCGGAGTCGCAGCCGGTGATCTTGATCATCATCTTCCGGCCACTGCCATCGGACAGCTCGTATTCGAGGTTCATCACCTGCTCGACCAGCAAGTCCCAATCCTCGGTGTACGTCGCCGGGCGCACCGGCAGCGGGTGGCCGTCTTCGTCCAGGCGTTGCGACTTCTTGATCTCGAATCGGTCGATCACTTCGATGTCGAACGGTGCACCCGGCTTGATGCCGTTCACCTGCACGACGAACGCGCCCTTCTGCACGTCCACGGTGGCCGCCAGGAAGCGCACGTGTTCCGGCACCGTGCGGATCAGGTGTTCCGGCACCTTGGTGGCGCGGGCCTTCAGCGTCTCCGGTACGCGCAGTTCTTGCTGGGCCTTGCTGATGTATGGCTCGCCCAGGTCGTTGTTGTAGAACTTCTTCAGCGCTTCTTCGGAGCCGGTGCGCTCGAACTCATCCATAGCGTCGAGGTACATATTGACCAGCTTCTTCCACGTCACGAACGCGGCGGCCACGCCACGGAGCCAGAACGACGCGATCAGCGACTTCATGCCTTGGCCGCAGCGCTTGCCGAACTTGTTGATGTACTCGCCGTCCTTGATCCACATGCCCCACTCGTTCATCTCGAAGCGGTTGTCGCCGTGGATGTGGTGGCCGCAGTGCGGGCATTCCATGCGCGTGCTCTCGGCGGCTTCAGTGTTGGACATGCCCTCTTCGCGGCGGTACTTCAGCATCTCGAATTTGCCCTCGAAGTAGCGGTCGCATTCGGGGCAGGGCCAGTACCAGCGGCGGCGGTCGCCACGGTTGTACAGGCCGATGATGCCCGGTGCCGGTGGCGCTTCGTGCGGCGTGCGGCAGATGTACTTGATGTCGGTGATCTCGCGGGACGGCGACGACTCCACAAGGCACATGGCATTGGAGCCGAACGTGGTGGTTCGCTTCATCGCCAAGTCGAACGGCTCGCCGTCACCATCCACGTCATCCGGCATACGGTCACGGTCGGTCAAGACCACACGCGGGATCGGCTTACCTGCCAGCTCGGTCGGCGTCGGCCAGGAGATCGACAGCATCATGCCGTTCTTGAAGTGCTTGTCGAACGTGTTGTCGTTTGCGGAGCCTGGGATCATCATGTCGCCCACGGCCTCGCTGTCGCGGTTCAGGCGGTCGATACGGCGCATGGAGAAGTCGCGGGCCGCCGTGTTGGTCGGACAGACGATCATCATGTCCATCGGGTCGATCTTGACCGAGTAGAGCGTGGTGTTGATGATCAGGCCGTCCGTCTTCGCGCACTGCGCCGGGCCGACGAAGGCGATGCCGCTGAACTCCGTCGATGCGAACACGTCCATCGGCTCGCGCATGTAGGGCGCAGTGCTGTTGAGCCACGGGCCGACATACGCGCCGGGCGAGTTCACCTTGCGGTACTTCGCGGCGGCTTCCGATACGGTCATTCGTTCTGGCGGGCGCAGTTGATCCGCGCACGCGATCACGATCTCGCCAATTGATTTAAAGCTCATCGTCGTCTTCCTCAACTTGCACCGGGGCGTGCTTCACTTCGTACACCATCTCCGCTGCGGCGTCCTTCACTTCATCGTTCGTGGGCTTTTCCTCGAACTCCTTCAGCACCGTGCGGTAGGACTCATTAAGCAGGCCGTCGCCCAGGTTCTTCAGGATGCGGCGCTGCGTCTCGTTCAATTCCGACTGGCGATCCACGGCGTCCACGAACAGGCGCACGGAGTTCTTCACGATCTTCATCACGCCGCCGATGGCGCGCACAACGCGGTCGGTCGGCCACAGGTTGCCCTCGCGTTCCTCCACGTCTTGCTTGATCTTCTGCGCGGCCCAAAACTCTTTCGCAAGCATCTTCGGCAGATCGCCAGGGTTCATGCGGCGGATCGTTTCCTCCACGTTGAAGACCGGGCGCACAAGGTACGGGGCGGCCACGTCGATGCGCCAAATTTGCGTGCCGTTGCGGATGCCGGTCGGCGGGCATTGGTGCAGTTTCTCGACGAGGATGCGGTGATCCATGCGGAACAGCACGGAGAGCTGCGACAGGTTCGCGCCTTCGTACATGATCACGTTGCTGGTTTCGTCGGCCTGCGCGTTCTTCCGGCGAGTGATGTGTTCCTGTGGCTTAGTCATTGCCAATCCTTTCTGCGATCAAGGTGCGCAGCTCACGCGACGAGAGGCGCATGATGTCCTTGATGTGGTTGTGGTGATAGATCGGCAAGGCGCGGCTGCAATTGCGATAGGCCGCGTAGGTGGGATAGGCCATGCCGATTAGAAGGCAGGCTTGTTGCGCCGGTCGCCCGACATGCGCTTCAAACCTTTCTATTATCTTGTTCGCCATAAAAAAAATCCCCAGCTATTCATTGAATAAGTGGGGATAATACAGCAGGGAAAAACCCTGTGGGCGTCTTTACAGAACTTCCTCGGCCAGCAGCGCTTCCACGCGAGTGTCCATGTCCAGGGCTTTGCCTTTCGCGTCCTTCAGCAGCTTCATCAGCTTGCGCCGCATCTTCCGCAGGATCGAGAACAGGAGCATCTGTGCGTCGTCCTTGGCCGTCAACGCTTCGATCACGGCTTCGTCCAGGGTGCCTTTGCAGACGATGTGGAAGACCGTCACGCGCTCGATCTGGCCTTGGCGATCCAGGCGGCCAACGAACTGCTGGTACAGCTCAAGGCTCCACGGGATGTCGAAGAAGACGACGATGTGGCCGCCGTCTTGCAGGTTCAGGCCGTGGCCGCCGCTGGCCGGGTGCATCGCCAGGATCGGTATCTGCCCCTTGTTCCACTTCTTGATGCACTTGCCGGTCTTGTCCATGAAGACGAGATTCGGGAAGTGCTTCTTCAGGCGCTCCTTCGACGAGCGATGGTGATAGCCCAGCAGGATCGGCTTGCCCTGTGCTTCCTCCACGATCTGCTTCAGCATGTCGATCTTGTGATCGTGGATGCGGTGAATCTTCAGCACCTTGGCGTGGTCGTCCTCTTCTTCCAGGCCCGGCTCCATCGTGGTGTTGTACAGCACGCCGGACGCCATTTGCAGCAGCTTGGCCGACAGCGCGGCGGCGGATTCGGCCACCACCTCGGTGCCGTCCGCGAGCGTCACCACCATGTCCTTCTCCATCTTGCGATAGAGGGTCATCTGCTCTTCGGTCATGTGTACCGGGCGCTCGATGTAGCGCGGCGGCACCATCGGCAGGTAGTCCTCGCGCTTCATCACCATGCAGATGTCGGAGATGCGCGCCAGGATGTCCTTCTCGCCGTCAGGGCGCAGCTCCCACTTGCGCGTGTACTTATTTTCGGTGAAGTATTTGCGCTGGTAGAAGGACAGCTCTTTGCCCAGGCGCTCGCCTTTGTCGAGCAGGTAAATCTGCGCGAACAGCGACATATAGCCTTCGGCGGCTGGCGTCGCGGTGAGGATGTGGCAGCGCGTGACGTTGCCGGGGTAATCGACCACGCTTTGCAGCGCCTTGAAGCGGTTGCTGTTGTGGTCTTTGAAGCCGCTGCTCTCGTCGATGATGATGCAGCGATACGGCCAGCCCTTGCCGCGCTTCAGGTAGAACTGCACCAGCCACTCGATCCAGTCGCGGCTGATGAAGTGCACCTGGGCCTTGTCCAGCGCCGCCTCCTGCCGCAGCTTCTCCTTCATACCAGCCATCCAGGCGCGGGCGTGCTTCTCGCGCTCGCTGGTGAACATCTGGCGCGACAGGCCATCGGCCATGCCGTCCTTGTAGGCTTTCTTCAGGCGCGGGTCGTCGTCGTCCACGTGCACGACGTTGTAGTTCATGGAGGCCAGATGCTCCCACTTGTCGAACTCGTTGGGCCACGTCGCGGTCGCCACGCGCAGCGGGCCGATCACCAGCACCTTCTCGCCGTCCTTCAGCTCTTCGTCGTCCAGCAGGCCGTGCACGAGGTCGGAGATCAGCGTGCCAGCACTGACAGTCTTGCCCAGGCCCATGTCGATGAAGAGGCCGCTGAACGGGTTGTCGCGCATGAAGGTGTACGCGGTTCCCTGGTAGCCGTGCATGTTCTCGCGCTTGAGCTTTACTTCGTCGAAGCGCGAGAGGATGTCGTACAAAAACGGATCGCTGTGACTCATTTCAAAATCCTCATTGCTTCCTCAAGGTTGTCAGTCCAATAGATTTCGGCACCGTAGCGGCGCATCTCTTTGTGCTTCGAGAGCTGCTTCGGCTTCGGCTTCTCTCCGAACTTCTTCAGCTCGATGAAGATCACGCGCCCGCGCCGGATGAAGATGCGATCCGGCACGCCGGTCTGACCTGGGCAGATGAACTTCCCTTCCCACCAGCCGCGCTTGTGCGCGTATGCGATCACCGCTTCCTCAAGGCTCACCTCAAGGTCGCGGCGCATGTTAGGCAGTGGCAGCATCTTGATCCACCTCCACGTCCACGTAGCCGCGCTCTTCACGGCAGGTTTTGCACACGCGCATACCTTCCGGCACGAAGGCGTGCTCCTGCCACGCATCGCGCACCGTCTTCTCGGCGCGTTCGCAGTACGCCGTGCGCGTGCCGCGCTGGACGTAGTGCAGGGTCTTCTGCTTCGGCAGCGACGCGAGCATGGTGCCGTGCTGCTTGGCGATGCGCGGGTCTTGAATCTTCAGGCCGATGTCGTCCAGGCGCGCATACGCTTCGCGCACGTACCATTCGTAGTCGAGGTCTTCCGGCACCGAGTAGTCGTCAGCCAAGTCCATGATCGGGCGACAGCCGGTGGTGCCGGACACGCGAGCGCCCGACTCCTTGCTGATGAACGCATACGGCGTGTCCACGCTGTAGTACCAGCGCACCATCACGCCCAGGTGCTCGCCGTTGTAGAAGCCGCCCGGCTTCTCGACTTGCTTCACGCCGACGAACTCGCGGATGTCCGCGCACGAGCGGATAGTCTTCTCGATGTCGTCGCCTTTCAGCAGGTAGTTGACCACGGCGGTCGAGCAGATGTCGAACGTCGGGTCGTGCTTCTCTTGCAGGCCAGCCTTGGCGAACAGACCCTTGCGCTTCGCTTCGACCGGGTTGCCGTCTTCGTCGCAGGTGAGCGCGATGTAGCTGTTCACGTCGCGGCTGTACACGCCGTAGTAGCGCACGGCCTCGGTGGCGAGGTGCGTGTCGAACTCCCAATCCCACACGATGTTGTCGAACTCGTTGTAGCGGTCTTTCGGGATCACGGTCACGATGCCGTCAGTGTTGGCGCTGATGACGGTGAACCCGGCCACGGTCAGGCGCTCGATCAGCATCAGCAAGCAGAGCTGGCCGGTGATCGTCACGTTGATCATCATCTTCGGCGCGTACAGCACGGAGTACGGCGAGCCGGTCTTGCCGAACGTGCCGTTGTTGACGATCTTGAAGGCGTCGGAGACGCGCTTGTACGAAACGGACTTGGCCTTGTCCAGCTTCTTGAACTTGGCGGCCAGGGACTTGTAGCGGTTCCGCGTCTCGACGAAGTTCTTGAAGATCGGCTCGAAGTGCACGCCGATGGATGCAGGCGCGAAGCCGCAGGCCAGCATCAGCGCTGGGTAGTAGCCGCGCACGTCGCGGTCTTCGATCACGGTGTCTTCGTCCATGATGAACGAGCGCTTCTTCTCTTTCGAGTGCAGGCCGCCGATGCCCATCTTGTACTGCGTGCCGTTGATCTTGATGTCCAGCGCCTTGATGGAATCCGGCAGCTTCACGACGCCCCAGGCTTTCTTGTAGGCGTCGCTGCTGTGGTTGTCCGGCTTCGGCCCGCCGCGCACCTTGAACGATGCGGTCGTGACCACGCGCAGCATCTCTTGGAGCTGTGGCGTCTCGAACTTGATGAAGTCGGGCGGCGTGTACTTGAAGTCCATAGCGACCACGGTTGGCTTTTCCGGCCACTTCTTCGTCTTGCGCTCGTACTCCGCGCTGATCAACGCTTCCGCGATCTGCGCATCTGACTTGCTGCGCACGTCCACGCGGTACTGGCGGGTCAGGTCGAAGCGCAGCGTGAGTTCGTCCGGCAGGCGGCGCTTCAGTTCGGCGGTCACGTCCAAGTCGTTGAACATATATTCGACCACGCGCTTGCGCAGTTGCGGGCGCTCGACCGGGCGCAGCGGCTTATCGAACGGCACCGGGGTTTCCTTCATGCGGCGCATACCCATGCGGGCCGCGTACTTCTTCAGCGAGATTTTCACGCCGGGTGCAACGTCGAACAAGTCCACCGTGTCCAGCCACGCCGGGACGATGATCGGGTATTTATCGACGAGCTTCCACATCGGCATACGGCGCACGATGATGTCGTCGTTGCACTCCTTGAGTGTTTGATTGTCTGCGCCCGACATGGCGAGGCAGATCATGGCGATGTCGTAGGTGGCACCGTTGAAGGTGTAGATGCGGTACTTGCGAAGGATGTTCCTGACCTTGGGGATGTCCAGGGCGCAGCCGTCGTACAGCTCGTACACCACCTGCTTGTTGGTGGCGATGTTCTGGAAGCCGATGCACCAGTAGTCGGAAAAGCATTCGGTGTCGCACGTCGCCTCTTCTTTATCGAGATCGGTGATCGAGTCGATGAACGATTGTGTGAGTGAATCGCGTGGCATTGATGTGTCCTTAAACGAGAACAGGCCCACGGGCTGTTACGCACGCGGGCCTGCGGTACTACATGGAGGTATTACAGCTCATCGTCGTCATCGACCGTGGTGGCCTTCTTACGATTCGGCTTGCTGCTGCCCAGGTCATCATCGTCGTCGTTGCCACCAGCGGTGCTCCAATCGACTTCGGAGTCGTTGATGCGGCCTTGTGCGAACGGCTCGCCCTTCTTGAAGAACTGGATGGCCGACAGGCCGCAGCAGATACGCTTCGGGAACTTCTTCGTCGCACCCTTCGCGGTGCCGTTGAAGTACCAGGGGCGCAGCAGGATGTTCACGTAGGAGCCAGCGAAGAACATCTCGTCGATGCGATCCAGCAGCGCTTCGACTTCATCGCCATCCGTGACCTGTTCAGGGTCGAGGATCAGCTTGCCGCGTGCGTCGCGTGCGGTCGGGCGGCGGGATTCGGACGCGGAGATGACCCAATGGCCCGCATACTCTTCGCGGTCGGAGTCGTCGCCGTTTTTGATGCAGCGGTACTCCGGTGGAATCTTCACCTCGTTCTTTTCCATCAGCTCGTTCATCAGGGACACGAATGCGTCCTTGGCTTCCTTGTGGGTCGCCTTCGGCAGCATCGGGACGCCAGCGTACTTCTTGGTCTTCTTGCCGTTGTCGTCTTCGTTCTCCTTCATGTGGCCGATGGCCGGGAAGGAGAGGCGGACGTTTTCGAGCAGGATGAATTTGTTCTCACCCTCTTTGTAGATTTTGAAGTTCTCGCCGGATTCGATCTGTTTCAGTGCCATGATTTCAGTTTCCTATTCAGGGTTTCGTTTCGTGTCAAAGGTCTGTGGTGTCGGAGAACACGTCTTCAAACTTGTCTCCGAGTGCTGGCCTGCGATCCGTCTTCAGCGCCAGGGTTGTACCCCCAGGCGGTTTGAACACCAGACCGGCCAGCAGATCGGGCAGCTCCTTGGTCTTGTACCCGGCCTTGCGCAAGAGGTCTTCTACTTGCGCTGGTGACGGAATGACTTCGGAGAGCAAGTCTTCACGCTTCAGGCCCAGCGACACCAGATGATCCAACGTCTTCTTCTGGTTCCGCCATGCCCTGTGCGTGACGCCCTCAACCTGCTTGTACATATCGAGCGGATGGCCGTTACGTGCGCGGCGCATCAACTCTTCGCCCACCTTCTTGAAGAACTGCTCAACCGATCCGCGCCAGTTGTACAGCACCTCCATGTCGTAGGTGGACAGCGTGTGAACGTCCACGGGCGGCTTTGGGTAGTTGTCGAAACAACGAAGACCCAGCTTCAGGTTCTCCGATTCTTCCGCCGTCACTTCTTGCGTCGTGTCGGGGAAGATACCTTCCGTCAGCTTGACCACTGCAATCGCTTTCGCGGTGCATGTGGCCTGCACGCGGCACCATTGACATGCTTCAGGGCTTGCACGGCGCGGTGCGTTCTGAACCCACGCCGCAGCAGCCTTGACCTTCACTTCATCTGCGAAGGCCAGCAGCTCTTCGCGGCTGATCTCCCAGGTGTCCCAATTGTCCATGCGAGGTTGAGCGATGCGGATTCGGATGGTCTTGAACCCGTACAGCCAATCCCACTTGTAGAAGAAGCCCAGCGCGTACAGCATCGCTTGCGTGTTCTTCTCCGCATACACGCGCACGCCTTTGCCCATCTTCAGGTCGGTGATGACCAGCAGGCCGGGACTGCACGCTGCATGGTCGGCGGTGCCGCCCTGGTTCGGGATCGGGGTGAGCCGAGAGAAGTCCACGCGGACTTCGACGAAGTGCTGGCCCGGCAAGTTCTCGCACCACTTCACATACTGGCGCACGAACTCCATCATCACTTCATCTACTTCTATGGGAAAAACCCCCTCACCGCACGTCACATGATGAACCGTGCCGAGCAGGTGAGAGGGTTTCTTGGAATCGCGGAGCCACGTTTCACCGACCATGTGGCCCACGGTGCCGTAGGCCGCGTCCTCGCCGGAATCGTCCGGCGCGAACAGGTTGGGGATCAGCGACCCCGGACAATTGAGCCACATTTTCGATCCAGAGGGTGCGAACACGGAATGCCCGCCGTCCATCACCCGCTGAATCGCCTCGCGCATCTGCGCGAGCGTGAAATGCTGCTCAGACATCGGCGCTAATTACAGGCCGTCGTCTTCGCCGCCTTCGCCTTCACCGGCAGCGGCTTCCAGCACTTCCTTGCACTTCTTCACGATGGCGGCGCGCTTGCCTTCAGGGATGTCGGCCATCTTCTCGACTTTGGCGACGCTCTTGATGATCTTCTTGGCTTCGTCGCTGCCCAGGTCTTCCTTCACCTTGTTCAGCGCGGCCTTCATCACTTCTTCGCTGATCTCGTCGTCGTCGGACGCGGCGGGCTTGGTCTTGCCGGTGGTCTTGGCGGCAGGTTTGGTGTCGGCGTCTTCCTTGTCAGCGGCTTTACCAGCAGCAGCCTTGCCGCCTTGCGACTTCTGCAACGCCTGGACGGCTTCGGTGTTTGCGATCAGGGCTGCGGTCAGGTCGGCCAGTGCTTTTTCGATACTCATTTTGTAGGACTCCATGTAGTCGTTAAGAGGGGTTTTAGAGAATGAACTACCTATTAGGTAGGCCACTATCAGATCACAACCGAGTGATTTCTCGTTGCAACGGAACGAACTATACCGACAACATTGATCATCGTCAAGCATTTGTGCCATAATTCTCAAAAATAATTTAGACCATATCGGTTTAACCCTTTAACTTCCCTGTCAACAAGGAGAATTTGATGAAGTTTCCAAGCTGGGTCAGCGCACCGCACCACGGTCGCAAGGCACCACCTGAAGTAGTAGCAAAACGCCGCCTGTCATACATCGTTCGTCGCCTCGCGCTCGAACACGAACCGACCGGCAGCTTGAGCGACCTGGGCGAGCGCGTGGGCATCTTGTCCTCGCAATTCAGTCTCGCCTTTCGCTCCGGTCGCTTCACGCAACGACAGGCAGAGACGATTGAGTCCGCGCTGGGCCGCCGCGTGGTGAAGAAGGAGCACCTGATGTATCCACTCGATATCGAAGAGAGCAATAAGGATGAACTGTAATGAGTAATGACATCGACGTGAAGAACGGAGCCTTCCTTGCAGCTTATGGTGCCAAGCTGCTTGCGAGGGGCTACGAAATTATTCCAATAGCGGTCGGCAAAAAGGCACCAGGGTTCGATGATTGGTCGAAGACGAAATCCACGAAGAAGCAGTTGAAGGAGTGGCTGGAAAACGGCCACGAGCGCGACGGCGTGGGCATCCTCACGACCAACACGCCGTTCATCGACCTGGACATCCGCAACGAGCAGATCGCGCTGGAAGCGGAAGAGAAGGTGCGCGAGCTGATCGGTGAAGGGCCGCTGCGAATTGGTAACGCACCGAAGCGCGGCCTGCTGTTCCGCACCGACAAGCCGTTCACCAAAAAGCGCACGAACAAGTACATCGACGAGTGGGGCGATCTGCACCAGATCGAAATTCTCGGTGACGGCCAGCAGTTCGTCGCGTACCACATCCACCCTGACACGATGCGCCCGTATGACTGGCCCGCCGAAAAGCTGGACGACGACGGCGAGGTAGTGAGTGTTGGTGGCCCTTGCTCCATCGACGCGGAAGACTTGCCGCTGCTGACCGAGGAACAGTGCCGAGAACTGATCGAGTGGTTCGAGGAACGCGCCGCCCAGGAGTCGGACTGGAAGGTGCACCGCAAGACGCGGAGTGCCGCATTCGACGGCGACATCGACCGTGACAACGCATTCATTGAAGACGCACAGCCCATCGACATCAGCGACGAAGAACTGCGCGAACGCTTGATGTCGATCCCGCACCCGGACGACTACGACATCTGGATTCAGATCGGCATGGCGCTGTTCCATCAGTACCACGGCGACGACAAAGGTTTGGAGCTGTGGCACGAGTGGGCCGAAGAAGCGAACAACTACGACCGCGACGGACTCGACTCGCGCTGGGGTGGCTTCAGTATTGGCGGCAAAAAGCGCGCACCGCTGACCGCTCGCTTCATCATGCAGTTGTCGAAGGAGGCCGCCCAGGAGGAAGAGCAATCCCTGCTGCTGAAGCTGAAGGATATGTTCATCAACGCGAAGGATGTGGTGGCGTGGGACAAGGCGGCCAATGCTGCGAGCAAAGCGGAGATCGACACGCTGAAGCGTTCGAGCCTTTGCGACCTTGCGCGTGATCGCTTCAACTCGATCAACGGCAGCAAGGTTCCGATGGCCGAGATTAAAAAGCGCCTCGCGTTCTCGCCTGCCGACGAAGGGATGCCGGATTGGGTTTCGACCTGGGTGTACGACACGAGCGACGACCGCTTCTACTGCACCGAGCGCAAGATCAGTGTGACCAAGCAGGGCTTCGACGCGATGTATGACCGCAAGGCCATGACGAAGAAAGACCGCCTGGATGGTAAGTCGGCCCCGTCGTCCACGGCGTCGGCACTGGCGCTGAACGTTTATCGGATCAAGACCGTCCAGGGTCGCCGGTACGAGCCGGGCATGGACGGCATCTTCAGCGAGCACGGCGCGTTCTACGCGAACACCTACCCTGAACACCTGATCCCCGAAGAGCCGGACGAACTGACGCCGCGTGACAAGAAGGCCGTCGAGCGCGTGAAGAACCACGTGCGTCACCTGCTGGCCGACAAGCGCGAGCGCCGCATCTTCGTTGACTGGCTTTCATGGATTGTGCAGAACCCAGGCAAGCACGCAAACTGGTCGATCCTGCTGCAAGGCACCGAGGGTGATGGCAAGTCGTTCTTCGGCTTCCTGATGCAAGCGGTGATGGGGCAGACCAACGTGCGCTTCCTGAATGCGCACAGCCTGGAACATCCGTTCACCGATTGGGCGGTCGGCCAGTGCTTGACTTGCGTGGAAGAGGTGCGCCTGATCAAGTCCCACAACAAGTTCGAGGTGATCAACAAGATCAAGCCGTACATCACGAACGACCGCATTGAAGTCCACCCGAAAGGTCGCCCGGTGTATGAGGCGAAGAACACCACGTCGTATCTGTTCTTCTCCAACTTCAAGGACGCGCTGCCGCTGGACGACGATGGCCGCCGCTACTGCGTGCTGTTCTCGCAGTGGCAGTCACGCGAACGACTGGCAGAGTTCACCGACGAGAACCCGCACTACTACACCGACCTGTACCGCACGATCAGTACGTCGGCGGGCGCGCTGCGCAAGTGGCTGATCAACCACGAGCAGGAAGAAGACTTCAACCCGCTGGGCAACGCACCGCAAACTGCGGCCCGCCGCTTCATGGTTCGCATGGCGACGCCGGAATTCGTCAACAACCTGCACGACCTGATCTCCGACCATGTGCATCATCTGGTGACGGAAGAACTGCTGTCGATCAGCGCGTTGACGGAAGTGCTGCACGAGCGGGCGCTGGAAGTCCCGACCGGGAAGGCGATGACGGCCATGCTTTCGCGTGCCAAGTTCGACTTCATCGGTCGGCACCGGATCGTTGACGGTGATCGCCACTACCTCTACTCGAAAACTCCCGAACGCTGGCAACCGCCCGGCGAGCCTGGACGGGACGAGGAAGGAAACGTGATTGTTGACAAGGACTTGATCCGAGAATACGTGAAGAAAAAACTCCGAGAGATCAGCGAAGATTTGTAGAATTCGACCAGGGCGGCCACGAACCGCCCTTTTTCTTGCCCCGTTGGTGCTATACTGAATTTGTCGAGAAAAATCGCCGTACCCTCTACTCGATGTCAAACCCCCTCTTTTTGAGGACAAACGAGGCCAAACCTCTCTTTTTGTCCTTGACTGTCCTCTATTTACCTAGTTTCCATTACGCGAGCGGCTGAATAAAAATAAAAAAAGGAAAACGGTAAGGAATAGCAAACCCCCGTTTTTCGAGGCCCACCGAGGCCAGCCGTGGTTGGTCAATCGAATTACAGGGAAAAACCGTGTTGGTGTTGTAGTGAATTCTGAAAAAGCACGGGAGCCGAGGCTCTTCGCACCCCCGTGGCCCTCGCCAAACCGGGGTAGTACCTTGTCGCCCTGCCGATCTCTTTTTTATCGGCCTAGAACGCACGGAATCATAGCTAGGAGCTGCGAACTCAACATGGCATGTGGGGTGATAGCCTAATGCACACATGGCGTCCTATACGCACGTATAGATACCCCTATGGGGAAGATGCTTTAGGTAAGGGCTTTTATGGGGTAATACGGGGTTATGTGGGGTATGTGCTACAGGCCACCCCGGCAGGCGGCCCGGCCTAGCCCTCATGCTGCGCCGTATGTCGCGCACCACACACAGCGCCCATGCGCACGTACACGCACGCGAGGCCCGCCCAGCAGAAGGCCCGGCCATGGGGCGGCCACGCCGTCACACGAACAGCCAGGAATGCGAGGGGCAAAGAAAAAGCCCGCTTGCTAGGCGGGCTTGTGGGGAAGGGGTAAGGCGGGCTTAGTCAGTGACAGACCAGCGCGAGAAGGGCAGCGGAGTAACGCCGTTCAGGTCGCACCGCTTTACATAGATGATGTACAGGGCGTACACGGTAGGGCTTGCCATGGCCGGGCCTCATTAGTTGAACGTGACCACGACGACCCATTCCAGACCCGCGCCGGGGTTCAGGGCAGCGGCCATGCTCATAACGTCATGCGTGTAACTCTCGTCATGGCTGTCCGGCGTCCATGCGTGAATGCTGTGCTGTGCGGCGCTGCGCAGCTCTTCCGCCTTGTCGCTGTCGTCCGTGTGGTTGATGGTCAGGCGGCACACTTCAACCTGTTTAGGGCCGCTATGCGCCTGTACGGTACGGCGTGCCACCACGGACACGGAATAGATAGCCTTGATCATGTCTTGCTCCTTCGGTTGATTGCTGGTCATGGCGGCCCGCAGGTTATCCACGAAGCCCGCCCAATGCTGCATAAGGCGCTGAACGCTGGTAGAGCTGGCCGCCAGCGTGTGAACCGGGCGCACGCCTTCCGCGTTTTTCGGGCCGTGCATCACGAACATAAAGCCCTGCTCTACGCCGGGGTAATCAATGGTCAGGACTGCGCCGACATCGTCGCCGGGCGTGTTCTCAAGCGCGCAATCTACGGCATGGCGTGCCTTGCGCAATGGGTCATTGCCGCCTAAGTCGGTTGCCTCTTCCTTCGGGCCTACTTTGGCCGCCGCTGCCTGATAGCGGGCATGTGCCGCCAGCGCACGCACAGCGCCGGTAAAGTCGCCGCTCCACGCTACCAGCTTGCCGCCCAGCGCTTGCGCCTTGAACTCAACGCGGCCACGGTTGACGCCTGCGAACACGTGGCCGATAACTGCGCCGTCAACCATGACGCGCTCCACGTCAACCAATGCGCCATTGTCGCCCGCCGTGCTGTCGCGTTCTACGGCCACGCCTTCAAGCGCGTACAGGGCCGGGGCAAGTTCGGCGATGCGTGCATCGAAGGCGGCCAGCGCTTTAGCTTGCAAGTGCGTGCGGTCATTTTCGCGCAGCGTGTCAATGACGTTTTCCCGGTGCGCGTTGACTTCGGCCAGCAAGTCGCCGCCCTCATCAAACGCGATGTTTGCGGAAGTCACGGCAAAGCCGATTGCATCAAATGCCGTGCCGTCAACCGCTGTCCACTTGGACGCGGCCACGATAGAGCGGCCTTCCACGATGCCGCGCAATGCGCGCAGTGCCGGGATAGCGTGATTGTTCAGGCGAGCGGGCAAGGAGCAGATAGCGCCGGTCTTGCGCTTCGTGTCATATACGCCAATGCGCAAAACGCCCTGTTCATCCTTGTAGCTTGCGGTATATAGTGCCATGATTCGCCCCTTTCAGATTAAGGCTTGTTTGTGAATGAGCCTTCATTATGACGACAGGGAAAAACCCTGTCAACAGATTTACGCATGGAAACAACAAAGCCCGCACGCGGCGGGCCTGTCATGTGCTGCTAGGGCGAGCGGTTCAGCGTTGCGCCATGGCGGCCAGTGCGCGGCGCTGGGCATCTTCGGCAAGCTGGCGCTTGCGCTGTGCGTGTGCCTTGAACTGTTCGAGCGTGCCGCCGTCCGGCATGACCACGAAGCACAGCAATGCGCCGATGAGCAGCGGCCCCCACGGCAAACGGTTATCGAATCCAAGATTAAGGAGCGATTGCACGCCGCCCCACGTGACGCAAGCCAGCGCGACCCAAAGGCGCAAGGCGATAGTGATGTACCACATGATTAAATCCCCCAAAGAAGGATAGCGACGCACACGCCAGCCGCTACCACAGCACAAGCGCCCATGATGCGGCGCACCTTGACCAGTTCGGGCAGCGTTTCGCGCCGGTACATCAGATAACCGCCCAGCGCCATAGCGGCCACGCCTGCGAGGCATTGAGCAAGGATAGCGGCGGCACTCATCACACGCCCCGCGACAGATAGACAAAATAAGCCGTGCCAAGGCTGAACGGGGAACCGATGGACTTGCGGAACCCCACCACTTTAGCGACCGTTGCGACAAGCTGCCGGTGTTCCCAGCTCATCGTATGTACGTCAACGTGTGCGCTAAAGTCCACGCCTTGCGCCTTCAGGTAATCACGGATAGCGACCTTGCGCGCCGCGCCGGTAAGCGTGCGATAGCGGCGCAGTTCGAGTGCAATTTGCTTGCTCATTTCCTGGCCTCCTTATCGGTTACGGCGTACATGATGGCGAGATCGTAGGAGCGTTTCAAGTCCGCCTTAATGGCCGCGATAGTCTCATCGCTAAGGCCGTCTTTGATCATCACGGGGTTAATGATTTCCTTACCGCCGATGGCCGTCAATTGCAACAGGACGCCGGACGCCATCATGTGCTTTTGTGATGCGCGGTGAATTTCAGTGTTTGCGAACTGGTACACGTGCGCAAGCTGGGCGGTAAGTTCCAGCACTTGCCGCGCAAGCTGGGCGCGGGTCTTCTTCGCTGGCTTCGTGGTTTGCTTAGTCATGGCCGGGCCTCCTTACAGGTCACGTTTGCGGGACACTTCGCGGTGATCGTAGTCAATCCCCAGCTCGCGGAAATAGATAGTTGCCATGCTCGCATCAATGGCGGGGAACAGGCCGCTATCCTTCATTGCCTTTGCAATTGCCCATTCCCAACCGCTGCCGCCGCCTTCGCGGAACAACACAACATTGCCGGTATCGAGTGCGCGCAGCTCAACTTTAAATTCAGGGGAACCGCTGCGCGGCCACCACGTCCGGGCCGTGATTCGGTACTCTTTGAACTCGTGGAAGGCGCGCAGCGCTTCGGATGCGATGGCGGCCAGCTCCACCGGGTTAGAGTTAGACGATGCGAGCGCGACACGTTCGAGCGCGTCAACCAACACGCGAGCCGCTTTGTTTGCTTGTGCCATGATTCGGAATCCTTATAAACGGTTTATACAGTTATTCTTCAATGTCGCTGAACTCGCCTTCAAGGCGTGCGCGTGCGGTCTTGATTTTCTCCACAAGTTCGGCCACGTCCGCCCGGTAGTCGTCTTTGAATTCGGGATCGTTGCGGCACTTGAAGATGGCGCGCAAGTCGCGCAGGCTTTCGGCCAGTTCCTCGCGCAGTTCGCGGGCCTCGTGCCAGCGTTCGTTATATTCCTTTTCCTGTTCGGCGTAGTGCTGCGCCTCGTGGTCGGCACTGGCCGCCGCATCGCGCACGGTGGCGTGCACCTCAAGCAAATAAACGCGCTCGCCGCTATCCGAATCGGCGTAACCGCAACCATAGCGACCATGCGGCAAGTCAAACACGAAGGCGCGCAGCGTGCGCGAGCAATCCGCGTCGCTATACCATCCGCGATGATCAAGGCCCGAACCTTCGCATTCGTCCGCCCACTCTTCGCCCCGGAACTGCGGGCCGTCATAAGTGACCATGACCGGGTAACGATCCGTGCGTACCCCGTAGTCTTTCGAGTTATAGCCCGGCGACAGTGCGGACACTTCCGGCGCGTGCATCGCTGCGCGGGCCTTGCGCCAGTCGCCGCCGTGGACTGCGGCCATGGTGCGGAAGAAGTGCAGGCGCAACCATGGCGTTGCGTTCGTGCGGATCATGTGCGGCGCTACGTTGTTACGGTAGCCCTTGATAGTGGTGATTGCTTTCATGGCGGTTACTCCTTATTCCTGGCATTCGGTAGCGATGAAATACGGCGTCGTCATGTCGGCTTTGGCGCGGTACGCCATGACGACAGCGCCGGACAGGTACAGCTCGCCCTTGCGCGGCGGCCGGGCCGGTTGACCATCCCAGCGCGCATACTTGACCGGCAGGCGCACGCCCTCCACTGGCACGCGCTTGTAACCGATTGCCGGGCGCATCGTGGCCGCGCCGCTATCGGCGGGCAGGACGTAACCAGCGGCGCGCAGGCGTTCGGCCATGGATTGCAGCGCCTCGTAAGTGATTGTGTGGCAACCGACACGCAGGCCGCCCAGCGCGTCAAACTCGCCGAAGTCATACACGCCAACGCGGCGCACCATGCGCGAGGCGTTGCCCGCATCCATGCGACCGGCGCGCACGTCTTCAATGAGCGGCCACAGTGCCAGCGCGTCGCGCACTGGAATGCTTGCGCCGTGGCTGGTCTGGATAACGTCGTTGCCGCGCTTGCCTTCCGGGTCTTTGTTGGCAAGGCGCAGCGCTACCGGCAGGGCGTGCATACTGCCGTGCACATTCTCCCCGGCGAGCCAGCTTTGCAGGCGTTCGGCCTGCGACATGGCCGCTTGCTGGCGGGCCTTCTCTTTCGCCTCTTCTTCCGCACGCTTTGCCGCCTCGCGGGCCTCGCGCAGTGCGATAAATCCGGCGTCTTCAAGATCGAACGGCGGCACGCCTTCGCGCTCGCCTTCCGGCATGGCGGCAAGGTATCCATTGAACTGTTCGGCCACGTTCAGCGCTTGACCGCGCAGGCGGTCGCGTGTTTCGTCTTTGATGCGGCGGGTAGTCCCGGCCTCGTCCAGTAAGCGCATTACTTCGGACACGGCGGCGGCCTTGTTGTCGGTGGCGCTGGCCGCCGGGTCTTCCACGTGCCACACGGTAGCGTGCGACAGGGCGCGGCGGGCATAGGCGAGATGCTTAGAGGTGGCCGGGCCGTAAGTGCGGGTAGTGTAGGCGAACACGTCGCGCCCAAGGCGGCGGGCAATGCAGAAGTGCGAGCCGTAGCTGTACAGCTTGCCGAACTCAAAATAGAAATTGTTGGCGCTGGCCGCGTCAACGTTGCCCGATGCGTACAGGTGGGCGAGTTGTTCGTTATTGCGTGCTTTCATTTTTCATGCTCCTTTTCGGATTGTTTGAGGGACTACGTTTTAGAACAGGTTCAGGCCGTGGCCTGCGATTACAACAAAGAAGATTACAGCGACGTGAACGAAGTAATCAGCGGCCCGGAAAATCCAGCCTTCGGCCATGTTATCGGACTTGATCATTTCGAGACTTTCACCGTAGCTAAAAGGAATTCGTAGAAGTCGATTTCTTGGATGTCCATGTTAAAGCCCTTTCTATCTGCTGACTTGTTGACAGGGAAAAACCCTGTAATTGCGTTGACTTGTGGCAAGTATGACGGCAGGGAAAAACCCTGTCAACAAGTTTTTACAACAGGGCCGCAAAAATAACAACGGCGGCAAACGCCAGCGCCCATTTAGGCCCGTCGTTAAGCCAGATAGCGGCGCACAGTACCAGGGCGGCGGCCAGGGTCAGGCCATACACGAAGAGGGCTAGAAACATGGCCGTTATCCCTGTCATTTCCGCACCAGGGTAACGCCGAACACTTCCGGCCACTGTTCCGCCTTCGCGTCAACCGATGCGACGTAAAACCATCCGCCCAGGTTTTGCACGCACAAGCGGCGGCGGTACGGCACAGCGTTAAACGCAACGACAGTTTCCACACCCGGCGCGGGTAGCGGGTACATACCGCACAGCTTGCGCGCCGTATCCCTGCTAATGCGGGCTTGATGGTCAGCGCCGTATGCGCTGCTGCACATGCTCGCTTTCAGGTCATACGGTGCGGATTCTTTAATGTTGATCATGGGTTAATTCTCCACTTGTTTGCACGGCAGGATTGCCGCTAGTCGGGATTGCACCACGCCTAGCGCCGCCCCGTCAATCCCCTGTCGCCGATTCCATGCAAATTTCGCATACCGCCTTTACCTACGGGCTTTTCGCCTTTTTCGCTATGTTTTTGCCAACAGGGTTTCAACCAGGGCAACACCGTGGCGATCGTCGCCGGTACATATACGTGGGCGCGAGACTGCTATTCCGCCTTACTTCAAAACCCCAGCCTGTTCCAAAATTTATTCCCCAGGATTTCAGATTCGACTTCCGGCTTACTTCGGAAGGCCAGCGAGTTCCATGTGGCGAAACCGTATTTACGAAAAGTTGTTGACAGGGATTTCGTGGTGGTGATATTGTTCGTTTCGCAGTATTCATTGAATAGGAGAACAGAATGAAAGAACCCCGCAAGTCAGTACAAGCCAAGCTGCTCGCCGCAGCCGGTGGTGTCGAGACTGACGTGTCCCTGCCAAGCCGTGCACGCGCCAGCTCGTTCACGTCCACGCTTGTCGATCTGAAGGTCGGCCAAGACCCAGCGGCCAAGGTCGTGCGCCTGGAGCCGGACGTGAACATGGAAGCGCTGGCCGATGTCCTGGCCGCAGAAAAGGAACGCTTGCGCAACAACGTCACGTCGTCCATCTCGGCGGCCAAGCGCCGCGTCGAGAACTCGCAGTACAGCATCGAATGCACGCACTTCATCTGCAACAGCGGCATCTACGTTGCAGCCCTCGTCACCCGCACCGAATAAGGAGAACACACGAATGGCAACCATCGCAGCACTGCGCCAGCAACGCACGAACCTGCTGGCAAACATCAAGGACAAAGAACAGACCGTCAAGAACATGGACGCCAACATGCGCGCCGTGCGTGGCGAAATCTCGCGCCTGAAGTCCCAGGAGCGCGAGCTGACCAGCAAGATCACCAAGATGGCGAAGGAGGAACTGTAATGAAGACGATTGGAGATATGAAGCAGTACATCCGCGACAACCTGCAACCGGGTGCCTACAGGCTTTCCGACCAGGGATCGGTGCCTGACATTTTGCTCCGGGGAGTCATGCCCGCCACGGAAGCGGAGATGAAGGCCGAGATGGCGCTGTCCGGCTCCGTGTTCTTGGACGGCCATGGTCGCATCATCTCGCCGGAATTCGTGAGCATCGACCCGGATGGCCGCATCTACGTGGACATCGACCGTGCGAAGCGCTTGGCCCAGGCCGCCACGCAGCCCGCCGACAACAACCGCCGCTGGCACGTGATCGACAAGAAGGCCAAGAAGGCGCAGCCGGTGGTGCGCACGCCGCAGGTCGGCATGCCGCGCCCGAAGCTGCTCACCATGAACGTGTGGCGCGCACTGTCGCAGATGGGAGCGCTGCAATGAGCGGCGAATACACGATGAGCCACCTGAAGGCCGACATCGAGCGCTTCGTGGAAAGCCGCGACGACACGAACTCGAACGAGCGCTTCGACACCGAGCGCCATCAGGCGCGTGACATCCTGGGCCAGTTTGCCGCGTGGCTGGACAAGAGTGACTCCGAGAAGATCATGGAAGAGCTGGTCGAGGCCCGCAAGCTGAACTCCGACTTGAACCGCCGCCTGGACTCCGCGCTGATCCAGCGTGACCAGTACAAGGCGCAGCTCGACAAATTCAACCAACTCTAAAAACGATCCATGGCACGGACTTCCCTCATCAACCGCCCGGCCACGGAGATGCGCGTCGCAAACTACGACCGCTTCGCCGTGCGTGTAAAGGGCGAACTCATTACCGCTATCGACTCCTGCCCGTCGTACATGGTCGGAACCGAAGCACAGAAGGACGCCATCGTGGCGCTGGATGCCGCGATGAACAAGATCAACGCATTGTGGAATAAGGAGCGCTAGAGCATGGCCCGTGAACACTACAAAGACTTCAACTTCCGCGCCGACACGCTGGTGCTGATCGACGAGATGAACGAAATCATCCGCGACTACCAGCGGCAAGGCTTCGTGCTGACCGTGCGCCAGCTCTACTACCAGCTCGTCGCCGCAGCGAAGATCGCCAACACCGAACAGTCGTACAAGCGCATTACCGGCGTGTGCAACGACGCCCGCCTCGCTGGCCTGATGGATTGGGACGCGATTGAAGACCGCACCCGCGAGTTCATCACCCGCTCGTCGTGGATTAGTCCGCACTCGCTGATGGACACTTGCTCGCGTCAGTTCCACATGGACTTGTGGGAAGACCAGACCGAGCGCGTGTTCGTCATCGTCGAGAAGGAGGCGCTGGTCGGCGTGCTGCAACGCACCTGCCACGACTACGACGTGCCGCTGCTGGCCGCTCGCGGCTATCCGTCCCGCACCGTGGTGCGCGAGTTCTGCGAAGAGATGGTGATCCCTGCCTTCGACGCCGGACAGGAAGTGACCGTGCTGCACCTGGGCGACCATGACCCTTCCGGCATCGACATGAGCCGCGATCTCGAAGAGTGGATCGGCCTGTTCTGCCGCAGTGACGAGCGCGGCGACTACATCAACTTCGAGCGCATCGCACTGAACATGGATCAGATCACGAGCCAGCGGCCACCGCCTAATCCGGCCAAGTCCACCGACTCGCGCTTCAAGGACTACGCCAGCAAGTTCGGCACGAAGAGCTGGGAGCTGGATGCGCTGAAGCCAAACTTCCTGAACCAGCTCGTGTCCTCGAACATCGAGCTGCACATCGACGACGAGAAGTGGACGGCCCGCAAAGAGCTGATCGCACACGGCAAGAATGAGTTCATCCGCCTGAAGGATCAGATCGTGTTCCCGCCCGCCGAGGTGGAAGATGAATAAGCTCGATCCCTTCTATGCGCAGCTCACCGCGCTCTCCGTGCAGATCAGCGAGACGGAGCGCATGGCCGAGAGCCTGGGCCTGGGCAACAGCGTCGAGAAGCTGAAGGACGCACGCGCAATGGTCAACAGCATGGCGAACAAGGTCATGACGAAGATCGAGGCCGAGCACGTGGCCGGGCTGATGAACCGCGACCAGATGCCGAGGCATAAGGAGTGCTCGATGTCGTGCGCCCAGGCCGTCGAGTATGGCGTGTGGCCGCAGAATGAGTGCTACCCGAAATGCGTGTGGCTCGAAAAGCACCACGAGAGCGCCAAGCTGCACACGGGCGGCATCGTCCCGCCGTCGTCGCAGGTGCCTCGCGTGTTGAGCGGCGGTTGCAGCGGCGCATACGACCCGCGCCTGTCGCCGTCGCAGAACATGGCCGCGTTGCAGCAAGGCTCACTGCTCGACGAGCTGGCGGCCACCGGCTTGCAGGTATTCGTGATCGACGAGAACACGGACTTCAGCAAATTGCCGGTGCCGGGCGCTGGCGTAGAATCCCAAGAATCCCAAGAATCCCCACAACCCGATCAACAACAAGAAGGAGCAAACGATGGAAATCCAAGTGCGCCGGAAGTATAAGCCGGACTTTATCAAGGCAGTGCATGACGGCCTCGCCGCCGACAAGCGCGACACCAGCGCGGTCGCCGTCAGCACCACGGCCAAGCTGCTGTACACGAACACCGTGCTGCCGCAGAAGATCGGCGGCAAGATGCTGATCGCGGAGAACCCGCACCACCTGGGCGCGAACGTTGCGACCATCCACGAAACCATTGCGCGATTGGGACTCTAGCCATGCCACATCCTGACGAACAAGCCAAAGTCATCATGCCGACGCTGCAAGAGATCGCGGAGCGCAACGGCTTCACCTACCCGGTGCCGCGCTTCCTCGCACAGATGCCAGCACAGAAGGACGTGCCACCCGCACCGAAGCCACGCGATCTGCCGCCGCCACCGAAGCCCGCAGAGCCGAGGGTGGTGCCGGTGCGCCTGGACGCGATGGCGATGATGAACCACACGGCCAGCGTGGACGACTTGCTGCGCTCGGTGAGCCGCATGGACATCATCGAAGGCCGCGTGAACATCGCAGACACGGTTGCACAGATTGCCGCGATGACGGACGCCCAGGCCCAGGCCAAAGCGTTCGCCATGATGGAGGCGCTGTGCGACTTCAACCTTGCCGAGCAAATGACCGTGGTTGCCCGGCGCAAGAGCCGCGAGGGTCAGTTCACCATGAGCAAAGCGCTGACCACGCTCGCACGAGAAATCAACGAACAGGCCGAGGCCGCACTGAAGGAGGCACAGAAATGAATCAAGCTGTTAAATGGGAAGACGCGCTGAAGATCACCGAAACGAAGAACGTCGAGGATGCTCTGCACGCCTTCAAGGATAGCCCCAGCGAAGACAACGCGGTCGGGCTGGCGCAGTACATCATCGAGACGTATTTGCAGCAGGAAGCCGACCGCACGACCCTGATGCTGCAAGACGAGCTGCGCGTCCAGCAGGCCGCCGATCTGCACGACGACCGCGCAGAGCCGATCCCGCTGGCGCAGGAGCGCAAGAAGCAGCCGTGGGCGAGCAGCTTCCAGTCCTTGCTCACGGATGGCCGCCGCTTCCGCATCCTGGCCTGCGGCTTGATGCTGGCCGCCCGGCGCGACGACAACCACAGCGAGGTGGACGAGATGATCGCCAAGATCGACAAGGCCGTCGATGAAATCATCGGTGACGATGACGTGCCTGACCTGACGCTGATCCGCCGCGTGGCCGACCAGCTCTATGCCCGTGGACTCTTGATGGAGGTCGAAGATGAACCGCACGACGACAAAGCCGCTGGTTGACTGCTACCGGGTCGTGCGCATCATTGGCTCGACCCGTATGCACGCGCTGTGGGAAAAGGAGGACAAGACCATGTGCGGTCACGTCCAGGCGCTCGACGCCGAATCGGCCAAGGGCTACAGCGTGAGCTGCGGCGATTGCCAGAAGGCGTTGAAGAAGGAGCGCCAGCGTCGCAGCGCTGAAGGTGTGGTGCGCGGTGAAGAACGCCGCCTCGCTGCACACTTCCGCGCCGAGAGCGAACCGCAGCCGCTCGGCCAAGCCGAACGTCACGCGCTCACGCTGGCCCGCAATCTGTTGAAGGCGTCGGTGATGAACATGCCCATGTTCGGCAAGACCGTGAGCGCGTGCACGTTCTGCCTCGCCGTGAAGCAGGAAGAGAACGTGGTCGGCCAGTACGAGCACGAAAAGGACTGCCCGGTGATCCTGGCCGAGCAGGTGATCGAAAACTACGGAGATCGAGAATGATCGCTCAACATCCAGGCGTCGCGCTGCCCTTTATGATCGTTCACGGCCTCGAAGAGTGGAACGAGATTCCGCCGATGACCGACCCGCTGGGTAAGCACTGGCGGCAACCGGCAGACATTCGCCATGCCCCGATGGATGGCGAGCATGTGCTGCTCACGAAATCGCAGATCGACGCACTGCCGGAATATTCGAGCAGCTATCCGTCCGGCTGCTACGACGGCAAGTGCTGGAAGCGCGAAGGTGAAGACTTCTGGTGGCTGTGCTGGTACTACCCTAGCCCGAAGCCGAACACCATCAGCATCGGCTCACGCATCATTATCGAAAAGGAGAAGAACAAATGATTGGATACCTGCTGTCCCGCCCACGCATCCGCGACTGGATCATCAACCGCGCTATGCGCACGCCCGACGACCCGATCTACGCGGGCGACAACAGCGGTCGTGTGTACATGGCGCGCTACTGGCTGTTCAACCCGCTGACCAAGAAGGATGACGGTGAATGGGTACGCAAGTATCCACTGCTGCCGTTCTCGATCCGCGTCCACAATATCCTGCTGCCGGACGCCGACCGCCACCTGCACGACCACCCGTTCAACGCACGCACGTGGATCATGGTCGGCGGCTACGACGAGCTGCGCGCCGAGGAACGCGACTTCTTCTACGACAGCCAGAAGTACCACATGGATCAGATCGTGGACATCCGCGACTACTACGACAACGACCAGTACGTCGGCGTGCAGTACGAGCGGCACGAAGGCGACACGACCACGCTGTCGTTCGAGCGCTATCACAAGATCACGCGCATCCACCATCACGACAATCCGGTCGGCCCTGGTGCCTGGACGTTCTTCTGCTTCGGCGGCTACAAGGGCGCGTGGGGCTTCCTCGTCAACGAGGTTAAGATGCTGCACCGCGAGTACATCGAGAAGTTCAAGCGCACCGTGTCCAAAGCACCGAACATCGCGGAGAAGTAACGTATGCAGCGGAAGACTGACCGGGGTGCAGGCAAGGTCATGGCCGACATCATCGAGCTGATGAAGTCGCGCCGGTTCCGTGTGGTGGGCTGCACCCAAAAAGATATTGCCGACGAGCTGGGGTGCTCGGTCGGTACAGTGAGCCGCTACCTCAAGGTGATGCTGGCCGAGAGGAAGGTTCACTACCACGGCAGTGCGAAGTGGAAGAACGGCGTCGTCAGCGGCGCTACCTATAAACACGGGCCTGATCCGAATCAACCGCCACCGCCGCCTGTGCGGCCACGGCGCGAGTACAAGGATATCCCCCTGGCCTTCTTTGGAGTGAAAACGAAATGAGTGAATTCACAGCATGGCTCCCCGGCACTGGCGATCTGCCAGCACACGCCGGGCCTTATCAGTGCCGCATCGCTTGGCCCTACGGGAAGACGGAGAACGAGCCGCCGTCGCACTTCCGCTGGTTCGACAAGGCGCTGGGCTGGTCGCATCCGTTGGAGTACGACCCGGACTTGGACGACGAGATCAAGCGCCCGCCCGCCGACCAGTTCTTCGGCGGCATGGGGGAAGAGGCGCTGTTCCGCGAGCGTTTCGACTGGCGCGGCTACACCACGGATCAGGAAGAGCTGTAATGTAAATGTGTTGACAGGGAAAAACCCTGTAGCTATACTGACATAACTCAACTAAGTAAGGAAGGAAATCATGGCAAAAGAGAAAAGCATCAACGGGTTGGCGAACATCGGCCTGCTGGTGGCCGGTGCCGCGCTCCGCGCTGCTCCACCGAAGCCGAAGGAGGCCGACGTGAAGGCGGCCATCATCAAGAAGACGGTCGGCGCGATGCCCAATCACCTCGACCCGACCAGCCCGCGCACGGTGGACGCTGTGCAGCGGATCGTGACCGCCGCAGTGCGTGAAGCGTTCAACGCCGGTCACGCGAACGCCCTGGATCAGAACCACATGGTCGAAGAGCTGCTGAAGCAGCAGTACAAGACCCGCACGGAGCTGACGCTGCCGGTGGCCGCCATGGCGATCATGGAGCAGTCGGGCATGTCGTCCCTGCTGCTCGATCTGGACGCCGTGGCGACCGTCAACGACCGCTGCCGCGTGGAGATGATCCCCGATGGTAACTACATGCGCTTCGATCTGCGCGTGAAAGGAGACGACCGTGGTTAAGTGCTCGAAGAAGTGCGAACACTGCCGCAAGATGGGGAACTGCCCGAAGGAGAAGCGGCCATGACCGGCGCGATCCTGGGCTACATCATCGAGCCGAAGAACGGCGGGGCGATCTATCTGACGTTCAAGAAAGAGGTGGCCGAGAAGCGCACCCGCGCTGGCGACATCGTGACCCCGTACACGAGCCGCAACCCGGACATCCATCATCCACCGCAGGCCAGCGAAGAAGAGGAACTGTAATGGCTAAGTTGAAGGGAATCAAAGCAGCAATGCCGTTTGCCATTGGCGCGGCGCTGCATACGTGGTGCGGGAAGGCCGTGAAGAACCCGGAGAAGGTATCCGAGTTGATCGCGGGCTTCAAGCACATCGAGCCGGGCGCGGACGCCTGGATCAGCTACGGGCTTGTCGAGCCGTTCGAGGAAGGCAGCTTCGTGCACAGCCTGGACGGCCTCGCCCACCTGATGTTCATGAAGTTCAGCGAGAAGATTCTGCCGGGCGCTGTGCGTGACAAGGAGCTGGCGAAGCGCCTGAAGGAGCTGTTCGACAAGACCGGGCGTGCGCCGACCAAGGTGGAGTACGCACAGACCCGCGACGAAGCGGAAGCCTACCTGCTGCCGAAAGCCTTTGTGCGCGACACGATCATTCCGATCCTCGTGTACAAGGACAAGATCATCTTCTGCACCACCAGCGCGAAGAAGATGGAGCAGGCGAACTCGGTCTTGACCCAGCTCGCCCAGGCCCGCAAGGTCGAATACGATCCGCACTACATGGACGGCGAGCACATCAACTTCCACATGACCGAGCTGGCGAAGTCGGGCGTGATCCACTTCGACGACGAAGACAGCGCCTACCGCTTCGACGCTGGCAAGTCCGGCGTGTTCAGGCGCGACGGCGAGCAGAAGGCCGTGGCCCGTATCAAGGATCGTGACCTGTCGCACGCGGAAGTGCAGAAGCTCTTCGACAGCGGCTACGAGGCCACGGAGATCGGCATGTCGATGTACGACCAGACCGAAGGCAAGGACAGCGCGCAGTTCACGCTGACCGAGAAGTGGGTCATCAAGGGCATCAAGCTGGCCGACAAGGACGAGCTGCGCACGCACGCCGACGCCCACGCGACCTACTGGCTCTACGCCCGCTACATCGGCATGATCGTCGATCTGCTCCAAGAAGCCCTGGCTGAAGCCAAGCCGGACGGCGACGACGAGCTGTAAGGAGACGGCCATGCCACGCACTTCTGAAGCGACCCAAAAACTCGTCGCCAAAATCCGCGCCATGCGCATCGGTGCCTCGTTCTTCGTTGAAGGGGTGAGCCGGGATGATGTCGAGTTTCTGCGACGCCCGCTGAAGAAGCTGGGCGTGGGCGTCAAGTTTGTAGAAACCGAGTACGACGAAATCTATCTGTGCCACGGAGTCCGCATCTTCCGTGAAGAAGGGCCGTATGACGAACTCTGAAGACGACGAAGAAACTGAAGTCGAGCGCCTGCGCCGCCTTCTCAAGATCGCGCTGAACCACGCCGACAGCTACAAGGCCCACTTCCACCACCTGCAAGAAAGCATGTGGGCCGCAGAGCGAAAGGCGATCCAGCGCGGCAACCTGATCAAGAAGCAGCGCGCCAAGATCGGGGAGCTAGAGAAGCGCCTGGGCATCGACGACGAGTTGTAAATCATTTGACACTGTTTTACCCTGTAACGCCATTTACCTAAAGGAGATACACATGGCTACCACCCGCAAAACCGCAGCAAAGCAAACCCTGGCAACCGCAATCAGCACCGTGGCCGCCGCTGGCACGAAGCGCATGATCGACAAGCCAGTGACCCGCAAGCCCGCAGCGAAGGCCATCAAGACCGCAGCCAAGCCTGCTGTGAAGGTCGGCCAGCTCGCCAAGGATATCGCCAAGGAGCGCAACGAAGGTGCGGTGAAGAAGACCACGCCGCGCAAGGTGCAGGCCGAGCTGGACAAGGATCGTGCAGGCGGCGCATCGTACAAGAAGGCCGCAGCGCCGAAGGTGGACAAGCGCCGCGAGACGCCGCAGCTCAAGATCGGCAAGATTATCATCGAGCGCCCGGCCCGCAAGAAGTCCGACGCCTTCGACAGCACCCCGACCATCAGCGTGAAGAACGGCGCTGACACGATTAAGGTGTTCTCCAAGCTGCCGAAGGGCTTCTCCTGGCTGACCGACCTGGGCAGCTCGACCCGCGACACGCTGATGGTCTTCAACAAGCACGGCGTCCACATCGCGGACGTGCGCATCGAGCGTAAGTAATCATGGCTCGGCACCTGCTTTTCCACCCGGAGAGCGACTGTCTGTTCGAGGTGTTCTGCGACGAAGAAGCGGATCAGGCCGAGCTGTTCGGGCAGTGCGATGTCGTTACCGGCGTCGCACGGTTCGAGCAACAATTCAAAAAGGAACAGAGCATGGCAAAGGAAGTCACCATCAAGAAGACCTTCACCCGCGACGAGCTGGTGGGCGTCATCCCGCGCACGGGCAAGCAGGCCGAGTACAGCCCGATCAACAGCGGCAACTACCTCACCGCCCGGCTGCTGGAAGCGGGCATTCCGGTGATCGGCTCCTTCGGCGTCCTGGGCGTCGAATGGGGCGTGCTCACCATCACCCACGACGACGGCCTGGATGGCGACGAATGGGAGTTCGCCTGGACGGGCGAGAAGATGCCGGAAGGCTGGCCGAAGCGCGGCACCGCGAACACGCTGGAAAAGCTGTCGATGGCGAAGCCGCTTAAACAACTCATCGCAGAAGAGGACGAACTGTGAAGACCCTCCACAATCACTACACGCTGGCGACGAAAAAGCCGGGCGGCCCGATCATGATCAACATGGGCGCGGTCGAACTGATCGAGCCTGCACGCCACGACGGCTTCACTCGCCTCGGCATCAAGGCGAAAGGCACCACGACCGGCGAATGGCTGATAGTGGATGTCGGCCACAACGATGCCCACTGCTTCATCGAATACTTCAACAAACATTTCAAGGACAAGACCATGAACAAACTCTCCGACTTCATCGACTTCACCGCAGTGAGCGGCGCTGAAGTGAAGCTGTACGCCCAGGACATCATGCGCGCCGACATGCTGGCCGACCACGGCGAAGACGCGATGGACGAAGTGAAGCTCGTCGTCACGATGCAGAACGGTCGCACCCGTAGCTGGATGCTCGGTGCCACGGTCGGCCAGCTCGTGCAGGACTGGCTGAACTCGCACAGCGAGGTGCTGGCCGCCGCACACGCCGCAGGCATCAGCACGTGGCTGTTCAAGGCACCCAGCGTCGATGCGGAAGTGAAGGCCGAGCGCGACCTGGGAGCCGAGGCCGGGCCGAAGCGCGCCGAGACGCCGGGCGACCTGTCGGAGAACATGCAGCAAGTGTACGGCACCGTGGAAGCGCGCCTGGGCGAGCTGTACCACATGGCCTACGGCGACCGCCTGTTCAACAGCCACGACTTCCGCAACGACTTCGTGAAGGCGCTGGTGCTGTCCATCGGCACCGTGGCCCGCGCTATCGCAATGGAGGAATGCTGCCGCCTGGAGTCGATGCTGACCGGCGACGACTCGACCCCCGACGAAGACGCGGAAGCGGCCAAGTTCTTCGCGTCCAAGCTGGGCGTGCCGGTCGATGAAGTGCACGTCGTCCGCATCGACGCTGGCGAAGCGCCGGAAGGCATGATCGACGCGCTGCGCAAGATGATGAAGCGTGGCGCGACGCCGGACGGCCAGAAACTCACCGCGCATCACGTGCTGGGCAAGCAGGCGTTCGAGTGCCTGGGCGATCTGCTGTCGCACCGCGACGACTTCCTGCGCGCCATCCGCACGATGAAGGCCATCGCGGCGGCCAACGGCGAGCCGGGCGACGCGGACTACTGGAACCATCAAGAGAAGGTGCTGATGCGCATGTGCGGCCAAGCCAAGTTCGCAGCCGACGCCCACAACGAAGCCGTGAAGGTGACATCGTGAGCCGCATCGGTGATCGCTCGCACGCCGAGCGCTTAACCCGCGAAGCCGCCCAGGCCATCGGCATCAACGTGCCGGACGGTGCGCGCTGGGACACGCTTCTGGGCGGCCTTCAACTCGCGCCGACCACGCCGTATGCGAAGAACACGTTCGCGCCGCTGAACGACTTTGCGGACGCCTATCATGTCGAGACTGCGTTGCAGCTCTCGGTGCAGTACATGGCGAACGGCGGCGGCACGATCTTGCAGATGTCGCACAAGGACAAGACCGGCGCGATGTTCGAGGTGCTGCGGGATAACGACCCGGACTACAACGCCCGCAAGCGCATGGAGCTGGCCGTCATCATGGCGAGCCTGCACCTGATGATCAACGGCGCGCAGAAGCGACGGGAGAGCGATCATGGACTGGCCGGATGAACTGCTCGACCAGCAACCGGCAGAAGAGCGCCGCCGCCAAGCCAAGATGGGGAAGAAGTTGAAAATACCTGCTGAACACGTGCTGGAAGTGACGAAGGGAGCGCCCTGCTACAAGGGGGTCGTGACCGCGATTGAGGTGGCCGGTGTGCAGGTGATCTTGATGGCCCGCACGAGTAGTGACCTGATGATCGCGCACCAGAAGATCACGAACTTCGCTGACTTCCGATTGGGTCTAGTCCACAAGGCGGGCATCATGGCGGCCAGGGACGTGAGCCTGGACGACGAGCTGTAAAAAAGAGGCCCGGTTGGATTACTCCTTCCGGGCCTTAAAGCATGGACTCCCACTCCGTAAGGAGTACGCCGATTATACCAGCGTGGGAGAGAAGCCCATGCGGGCGGGGTGAAAGCGACGCGGACTCAATTCTTTTTGCCCCACCCGCACAGCGCCTTGCCGGTCAGGTTGTGTTCGAGTATCTGTCGTGCAGTCTCGTCGCTAATCACGTCCGACTTCCTGATGTAGATCGGCTTTGCGGTGTTGCAGTAGGTCGAATCAGTTGTCGCTTCCCTTATCTCCTTCTCCTTCGTCGTCATCATCCCGCATCCAGTCGCGGCGCAGCTCGTCGCCAGCGCCACCGTGGCGTAGGCCACCCACTTGAACTTGCGCATTGTGTGCTCCTTCTGCTGCCGCAGCTTCGCGGCGTGCTTTCTCGTACTTGTACTTTTGTTCGGTCGAACGGCGAGCCGCACGACCGCCCAAGGCGTATGCACCGAGCAGGACAGCCAAGACCGCCAAAGCGGTCAAGGCCCAGCTCTGAAGCCTGGGCAGGATGCCCATTACGCCACCACGCCCTGCTGGTGCTTCTTCACCTGCGACCATGCGATATAAACCGCGAGGCCGATGGTCAAGACACCGAATGCAATGCGAACCCAGGAGCCGCTGTTGATGTGATCCTGCTGGTTGTCGATGGCGGTCATCACCTGCGGTGCCACGTCGGCCAGTTGCGCCACGCCCAGGCCAGCGGTGCCGGTGGCGGCCACGCTCTCCTTGGTCACTGGCACGGCGGCCACCACGGCTGCGGGCTTCACGACACCGGCCTTCATCAGCGCCGCGTCGATGGTCGCATTGTCGTACCACGAGTTCGTGTTCGACTTCGGCCCGTTGCCGTTCTCGTGGCGGATGATGCACTCCACGATTGGCTTCAGGTTCGCGTAGGTGTGCATGTCGAGCTGCTGGTCAGCGCCCAGGCCAGAGCGTGCACACACGATGTCGATGTACGCCTGCGTGTTGTTCTCGGATGGTGGTGCCCAACGGGCGATGATGGCGCGGATCGTGCGGATGTCGTACTTGTCCTGATACGAGATCAGGGTTCGGGCGATTGCGCGAATGCCCCAGGTCGGGTCGATGAAGATGGCGAAGCGTGGATCGGTTTGCTGATCTGGCGGGGCTAGACCCTGCCACTTCGCAGACCCTTTATCCAGATTACCCGGATTGTGGTTGCGGATACCGCGTGGTGTCGAAGACATTTACTTCCTCCATTCGTTGAGTTCTCGTTGAGGGGTGCGCTGGCTTACGGACGGGCCGTAGTAGAGACGGTTCAGCAAGTCCTTGATCTCGGCCACGTCGCCCTTCATTTCGGCGCGCAGGGCTGCTTCTTTCCTGCTCTGTTCTTCGCGCAGATTGACCACGGCGGTTTCGTTCTTCTCGACGCGCTGATCCAGCTTGTCGATCTTGAACTCCGTGGTCATCTGGCGCTTGTCCAGGCCGTTGTAGAGGGTGATGCCGGAAGAGACGAGGGCTACTACCGTTGCGAGCATCGAAAGGATGGTCGGGACGTTGAGCGTGAAGTCGAAGCGCATCAGCGGACGCCTCCTATCAAGCCCAAACACATGACCATCATGACCCGCCCCGCGACGCTCGCTGCCTTGGTTTGGTCGTTCATTGGTTTGTTCCATTGTGATTCCCCCGTGAGAAGGGTACATGGTTGAAGGGGTACAGCCGGGAGCGATTATACCCCCGGCTGAAAACCTCCTTACGTTATGGAAACAGAGAGGATGGCCCTGCGGCGGTCAACCCTTGCTGGTATGCGCTGCAACAGGGGATCGACCAGTACAACCATTTGCGCAACGGTGAACGCATCTACAGGGCTTGTCGGTGCCAACGGGTCGGCAAAGGCATCGCCAACGACCGGCATGGCCCCTACAAGCTGCGCATTGAGCGTGGAGGTCGGCAGGTAGGGGTCGGGCAGATCGGCGTCTCCAAGGGCCGCAAATTGCGCCACGGCGAATGCTGTCACTTCGCTAACAGGCACGGTCGGATCGAACCGCACGCTGTCGTCGGCGGCCACCACCTTCTGCTGCACGGTGAACACCCTGGCCTCGCTTTGCGGCACGGTCGGATCGAACACGGTGCTGTCGTCGGCAATCACGATCCGCTGCTGCAACGTGGTCACGACCACTTCCGACCATACCGTGTCCTTGTCGGGGAACGTGTCGGCCACCACCGGCTGCATACCGATGTCGTACACGTAGATGGCGTTGAGCAGCGCGTGCGGCGATTCCGTCTCCTTGTGCTGCGCGGCCTGCATCATGAACTGCGGCACCATGACCCCGTAGTCCGGCGACATCACATCCGGTGGCAGCGGGTAGTCTTTGCCCAGGCAATACTGCACGCGCATCTGCGGCACGGTGATGAAGCTGCCGTTCACGCCATCGGTGTACCTGTGCATCAGCGTCATCTGGTAGAACGACTTGCTGTAGCGGTCGGCGGTGGCGTTCGGCGGCGCGTACTGCTTGCGCACGGCCACCTGCTGCACGTAGCCTGCCACGCGCTCCATGCCGATGTACACGTCGGTCGATGGTGAGCGATGCTGAAGCACTTCCTGATACTGCTGCTTGACGTGTTCAGGGCCGATGACGCTGGTGTCCACCGTGCGCTGCTGCGCCACCTGCTCCACAAAGCTCGGCACGTCCACGGTGGTCGTGATGACCGGGCCGGTGCCAGCGGTGCGCGAGAGCGCGATCTGCATGCGCAGCGTCGGCACGCTAATCTGGCTGCGCGTGTTTGCCGCTGGCGTGGTGACGCGGTGCTGCGCCGCCATCATGTAGAGCTGCTTCACGTAGTCCATCGACACGGCCACGTAGGTCTTGTTCCGCGATTGGAGCGCAGACTGGAAATACTTGTACGTGTAGATGTAGCCGATGATCTGGTTCGTCGGTGTGAAGAAGCGCCGCATGATCGTCTGGTGGCGCAGCGTCTTTGTGAACTTGTCGGAGACGGCCCAGGTGCGGTTGGCGTGCAGCGCGATCTGCTGGCGCAGCGTCGGCACGATCTGCGGAGACTTGACCGTGTTGGGCAGCGGGTAGGCCGGGTGCACCATCAGCACTGCCTGCCGGTAGGACGGGACGATCTGGCGAACGGTGAGCGGATCGCTCGGCAGTTGCATCAGCACTTCGCGCACGGCGGTGCTCGTGCCGAACGGCGGTTGCCACATCAGCACCTCGCGCACGGCACCGACAAGGCCGCCGTACCACGTCATGCCGTAGCCGTCGCCGGTCAGCACGTCGCGCACCGTGGCTGGTAGCGCATCGCAGAACGTGATCTTGCCAACACCGTCGCCGGTCAGCACGTCGCGCACTACGGCGGGCAGCACGCTACCCTGGATGTCGATGCCGAAGCCGTTGCCTGTGATGATCTCGCGCTCGACGTTGATAACGTCGGACGCAATATCACGACCGACGCTACTCCCGCCCAGGCTCTCACGAACGCTTGTACTGCTTGCGGTCTTGTTAGCCACAGGCGCTCCTTACGAAGTGAGGCGCATACCGAACTGCGATGCTGACGCTTCAGCCGCCGTCCAGGCTGCGGACGTGGCCGGATTCACAGAGGTGTAGTTGGCATATGGTGTGTAGCCCGCCAGCGCTGGCATCGAACCATCGACCAGACCGACCGAGTACACGGCCAGATAGCCCGCGTTGCCGATCATGACCCAATCACCATTGGCCGCCTTTGCGAGTCCGCGAATGTTGCCCGACGCTCCGATCTGCGGCAGCACGCGGTAGTCGATGCCGTTCAGTGAAACCTGCACCGCACCGTTGTTTCCGACGAATACGGACTGACCGGCCACGTCAGGGTCGCCAGCGGCGGCCAAGGCTGCACCGGCAGAAGTTCCCGGCGCTTGCGTGCCACCGGACACAGTGTTCCACGTGATGCCGTCAGGGCTGCGTCGCTGGTAGGCGGTATTGAACGTGCCGAGGTTCTGGAACGCGATGAACGCATTACCATCCCAGCAGATGTACGGTGTGCCGGTAAAGCTGATGTTGCTGCTCGTGCTCCACGTTGCACCTTCATCGTCGCTACGGTAGGAGGACGCCGGGTTGGCGTTGTTGGAGACGACGAGACGACCGCTGCCGGTGCCGAGGCCGGACGCTGCCGGTGCGTGAGCCATTGAGCCGAGATTGCCAGCAGCGGACGTGATGCGAGTCCAGTTGCCACTGACATCCGGCGTACCTTGTGCGATGGACGGCCCGCGCAGGAAAGCGGAAGAAAGGCATCCAAGCGCGATGCGACCGCTAGGCATGGTGATCGCACACTGGCATGCAAAGGATGCCGACTGGCTGGCGAGCGTGATTGCAGCGCCGGGAACATCGGTGCCTGGGGCGATGGTCTGGAACTTGCCGTCACTGCGACCGATTACGCCCCAACCATCGGAGCGGAAAGTGATGCAGGTGTAGTGGATCGAACCGCCGTCGTCGCTGACGGTCGTCCATGCGCCCTGCCCGTTGTTCGCGTTGGTCAGGAGCGCGATGGAGTCACCGACAGCGAACAGCTTGCCGTCAGTCGGGCGGCGCGCAATCCCGTTGAGGTTCTTAGTGGAGATCGCGGTCATGAGGCGCATCTCGCGGGCCTTCTGCGCGGTGAACTCGCTGCCATTCGATGCGCGCACGATTGCACGAATGGAATGCGGGTTGGCCTCCAAGTTCGACGCAAGGACTTTCACGCCGACTGAGTGGATCGTGGTGCCGCTTGCCGTGGTCGTGTCGGTCGTGCTGGTATAGATGTCCTGATCGCCGACAGTCGAGCTTTGCAGCGATGCCGGTGGCGCGTCCACCAGATCAAGTGCGGCCACTTGGGCGTTGGCCGTGTAGCCGCCTGGGCGGATGAAGTTCGCCACCACGTCGGTGTTTGGGCGCACGCCGATCACACGAGTGGACGGGCCGAGGCGCACATTGGGCGCGTTCGCATCTTCGACGAGGTTGTACCAGTTGCCGATGGCCCAGCGAGCCGGTGCGCCGCTGAACTGGCTGCTGCCGCTGGTGACGGACGTTTGCTCGTACAACAGCGCTATGCACTCGACGCCCAGGCCCAGGCCGGTCTTCTGCATCACCAGCGTGTCGTCGATCCATACGCGCACATCGTTCGACGAGATGCGGTATTCGATGAAGTAGGTGCGCCCGGTGCCGAGCGTCTTCTGGCTCTGCGCCGCGTCCACGCCCCAACGAATCTGCAAGTCTTGCGTGACGCGAAAGGCTTCACGAACGGTGTGCGTGTTACCGGAGCTGGACACGTCCCAGCTCGCGTCCTTGCTCGTGGTGGCAATCACGCGCAGGATCGGGTTCGTGGCCGCCGCCGTGGACTTGACGTATTCGTTGGGGATGTACAGCGAGAAGCCGCCGACGATGGCCTCGCCGAGCACCACCGGCAGCGACTTGCGGATGCCAGCTTTACCAACGTTGGCCGCGAATGAACCAGCCGAGAAGAAGAGCGCGTTGCGATCAGGGTTCACCGGGTCAGGGCGGATCGCAAAGCCTACGTGCTGGTTGGCCGTCTGGTCGCCAATGCTGACCGCATGGCCGCCACGGCGCAAGTTCGCGGCCACGGCGAGACGCGCATTGTCGTTGCCGGTAGTGCTGGTGTCATCGCTGCTATTCACCGCCTGATATGCGATGAACGATTCAGTGTGAAGGGTGCTCATTCATTTCTCCTTATCGAGCGATGATGCCGAAGTTCGAGGACTCGACCAAGTTCTGCGTCCACGTCGCGCCGCCCGGTGCCTGCTCGAAGATCGTTTGCTTGTAGGCGAACGCGGTGTCCAGGCTCACCTGCACTTCAACGTTGCCGCCAGTGGTGCCGATGGTCATGCCCAGGTTGCGGTTGTCGAGGTCGCCCTTGCGCGCATACGACGTGAGCGCCACGGCGAAAATCTGGTTCGCGTTCGGCAGCACCACGTTGGAAGTGAACTTGTCCGTCTTGCCGTCCACGTTCGCTTGCAGGTACGGCGCGTTCGATGCGTTCGGCGAGAGCTGCGCCAGGATCGAGTAGTGCGAACCGCTCGCGCCCACGGGCGTCCACTGCGTCGTCACGTCGGCGGTCGGCGCACGGGTCACGATCTGCACCGGGCCGAGGCGCGCATTGTTCTGGCCGCCCGTGTCGTCAACGATGTAGAAGTCGTCGATCTCGATGGTCGCTGCGGTCGAGGAAGTCGCGGTGATACCCCAGGTGATCGTGTAGTCGTTGCCCACGCCGCCCGGCAGATCGACTTCCAGTTGCAGCGTGTCGTTGGCGTACACGTCGATCTTGCCGGTGGTCTTGTTGACGACGATCTCGATGTACCAGTAGGCGTTCAGGATGATCACGTCCGCGCCGAGCGTGGTGCCGACCTTCATCTTGCCGGTGCTGGTGTCCCAATCGAGGTCGATCACGCCCGCGATACGAGCGAAGCGCATACGCGAGGTCTGACCACGGAACGAGAAACCGAAGACCACGATGTTGCCCGTGCTGGTGATGGTCTTGGACAGCGACGGCGGCGTGGACGAGCCAGCGGTGATCGTCATCTTCAGGCCCAGCGAGTTCGCATCCTGGCCGTCCACGATGTTGAAGGTGGTGTTGGTCGCGTTGTTCACCACGTAGCCTGCGGCTTGCAGGTAGGCCGTGATGTTTGCGGCGGTTTCGGTCTTGGCTGCGTACTGATCGAAGCCATCCATAGTTTTGAGAGCCATTCTATTTTCCTTTCAATTACGGGCGAACGGCGATGCCGAACGGGGTGGAGACGGTATTCGTTGCGTCCCAGGCGACATCGCCCGGTGCCTTCTCGAACACGGCAAAGCTGTATTCTGGCACGATGGACAGGGTGGTATCCACAACCTCCTTCTGCGTCGAGCCGTTCGGGCCGACCAGCAGGCCGAGTTGACGGTTGTCGATGTCGCCTTTCAGCGCGAGTGCGACGACGCCGACAGCGATGATCGGCAGCGTGGTGCCAGCACCTTCAGGCAGCGGCGTGTCGCTCGTGTACAAGTCCTTCTTGCCGGACGTGCCGCTGCGCACATACGATGCGTCGCTCGGTGGCAGCAGGCCGACCATCGGCCAGTGCGCGGAGCCGGAAGCCGTGACCCATTCAGCAGTGGCCGTGTCGGCGGTCGGCAGGCGCAGCGGAATCTGCACAGGCCCGATGCGGTCAACGATGGTCGCGCCGCCAGCAGTGGAGTCGTCCACCATCACCATGTCGTCGATCTGGCTCACCGCGCCGTTCTCCGACATCCACGTGAACTCGAACGAGGTCTTCGTGTCAGTACCGGTAGGCAGCGGGCAGGACACGTCGAGCGTGTTGTTGATCCACAGGTGCGCCAGCATCGCGGTCTTGTCGATCACCAGCTCGTAGTAGTAGTCGATGTTGCGCGCCGGGATCGCAACGCCGTGCACCACGGTGCCGCCGGTCGGCGTCAGGTCGATCTGCGCGGGCCAGTCCATGTCCAGCACGTCCTTCACCGACAGAACACGACCGCGTGCGGTAGCGCGATGGCACCAGCCCACGGTGAACTTGTTGCCCGCCACGGTAAAGGTGCGCTTGATGGTGGTCGGCGGTGCCAGCGCCACGTAGATTGCTGCGCTGCTGCCCGGCGCGCTTGGCACTTCACCGACCGTGACCCAGCCGGTTTGCCCGCTGTGCAGCGCGAACACGTCGTTGAGGCCGACGCCGCCGCCGATCACGGTGGCCGCCGTCCACGTGTCCTCGTCATCCGACCACGTGATCTCGCCGCTGTTGCCGACCGCGATCCAGCGGCCATCCGAGAAGGCCAGCGCGTTGACGAAGCTGCCAACAACGTTCGTGGCCGCCGCTGTCCAAGTCACGCCGTTGTTGATCGAGCGGCGCAGATCGTTGCCGACAGCGACGAACCAGTGGCCCGCAGTGCTCACCTCCACCGCCGTGATGTTCTCGGTCGTGCCTGACGTGCGCTGCGTGAACGCGGCCAAGTCCTGCGTGGTGATGATCCTGCCGGTGACGCCCGCCGCAACCCAGGTGCCGCCGCCGAACGCCACGTCGTTGAGAATCTTGTCGCCCGCGTTCGCGCCGGATGCCGCCGCCCAGGTCAGGCCGTCGTCGGTGGAAGTCCAGATCGCGCCCGACGCGCTGCCGTTGCTGCCGACCGCCATCCACTTGCCCGCGCCGTCCGTCTCCACGGCCAGCAGGAAGTCCGTGGCGTTCGGGCCGGTGATCGGCGCGAAGTTCTTGCCGTCAGTCGAGCGCATGATCGTGCCGCTGCCGCCCACGGCGATGAACACGCCATTGCCCCACTGGATGTCGGAGAGGTTCGTGGCGACGCCCATGATCAGCGGCAGGAAGGTATTCAGGTCGTCGCTGTAGATCGCCACGCCAGCGTCACCGACTGCGACGAAGCGCCCGGTGGCCGACACGACTGCGCCATTCAGCGCGGACTTCGCATTGTTCGTGCGAGGCGACCACGAATCGCCAGCAGCGCCCGCGATGACTTGCAGCTCCAATGCGAAGCTGTCGGTCTTACGGCCCGGCACGATGTCGAGGCCGGTGGTGCAGACGTAGCCCGCGCCCGCCAGCGAGGCCAGGAGGTCTTGATCGCTTTGACCCTGGTACTGGTCGAAGCCGTCAATGTGTTTGATTGCCATATCGTTTTCCTTTTAAGGTGCTGCTACGTTGATGCCAAATTCAGATGCTTCGATGCCCGCCTTCGTGTCTGCACCGTTCGACGGGAACATCACATACTGCGTGCGCCAATCCTGTTCGACGGTGCGCGTGTCGCTGCGCCCGGCCACTGCCCCGGAGTTACCGCCCATGAAGACGCCCAGCTTCGCGTTCAGCGTGGGCGACTTGCGGGCCATGACCACGATGCCGGTAGCCAGGACGCCGTTCGTGTTCGGCAGCGCGAGGTTCGACAGGAAGCGATCCTCCTTGCCCACGGTGTCGCTCGCCACATAGGAGTCCAGCGGATCAGGCGGGTGCTGCGACAGCGAGGCCGCGTGCGACATCTCGGCGCTGGCCTTGAACCATTCGACGTGCTGGTCGATGTCGGGGAAGCGCGTCGTGATGATGATCGGGCCGAGCGGGTCGCCGTCGTTGGCGTAGAAGTCGTCGATGAACTTGTTGCCGGTGTCCTGACGCGGCGGCAGGCCCGCAGCCGGGCGATAGGTGGCCGGGTCTTGCCAGCCCAGCTTCACCACGGCACCGCTGGCCGACGTAGCGCCGTCCGGCAGCACGATGGACGAATCGAACTTCCCGTTGATCCACAGCTCGCAGGTGGCCGCCGTGCGCGACACGCGCAGCTCGTAGTAGTACCAGCGGTTGATGGTCGGCAGCGCGCCGCCCGGTGACGAGTTCAGCATCGGCGTCCCTGTCAGCTCGTTGGCCCAAAGCTGGATCACCGCAGCGCCGAGTTGCAGGCGCATGATGGAGCCGCGTGCGGAGAACTCGAATGCGCAGCCACACGAGAACTTGTCGCCCGTCCAGGGGAAGGAGCGCTGGATGTTGCCGTTGGCACCGCCAATCGCCGCAGAACCGGCGTATGCGGCGCGGCCTTGCACGATGGTGATGGTGCCGCTCGGCGTCCACTCGGCGCGCTGCAAGAGCGGATTCGGCGTGCCGCTGCCAGCGAATTCTTCAAAGCCGTCAATGAAGGCGCTCACGTTAATCTCCCATCAGGATGAGGCGCAGCGTCGCGCCGTAGTTGCGCCAGAAGTCCGGCAGGAGCACAGGCATGTCGAAGCTGATGGTCTGCCCGCGTGCGAAGGCTTTGTCGCCGTCAACCGTGAACGTCGCTTCGATGGAGCCGGGGATGAAGTGGATCGTGCCGATCTGGTCGTCGTAGTTGCGCATGATGCCGATGTCCACCGGGAAGGCTGGCGCGGTCTTGCAGCGGCCAACGCAGTCCACGCCATCGGCGCGCAGGATCATGTCCTGCGGCAGCGCGATACCGCCAATCGTCTCCAACGGTTCCGCGTCGTAGCCGACCGAGAAGATCACGTCGTAGCGCTGGCCTTGCAGCGGCGGCGGATCAGGCACGACATTCTTCTCGTCCGTCCACTGCTCGCCGTCCCAAAAGAACCAGCCAGCAGGTGCAGCGGAGCCGACGCGGATGCCGCGCACTAGCGGCTCGCAGAACAGCCAGCCGAACTCGGTGTACACCGCGAGGTTGTTGTCCTTGCCCGTCCAGTCGCCGGTTGCGTTCGCGCCGATGATGTAGGACAGGCCGATGGTCGGGATGATCGGCGGTGCCGTCTCGTTCATCGTCTCGACGAACGGGTGCAACAGCAAGTCGATCAGCGAGAAGTTATTGGAGACTGGATCGCCCCACCAGTCTTCGCCGCGCAACCAGCCGTAGCTCAATTTCCAACGTGATGATTCGTGTCGTGCCATGTCAATTCCCTGTGTTGTCTTTGGTGTATGCGTCCCAATGGCGATCCCAATTCAAGTCCCAATGGGCGGCCAGTGACGGGTTAGGATCGTTCGGGTCAATCGGTGGAGGATCAACCGGATCGGGCCAATCTGGCGGAACTACGGGCGGTGCTGGTGGGCCGGTGCCGTTGTCGCCGCCAGCGTTGTCTGCCGGGTCTTTCGGGCCGTCGCCAGGATTGTACCCGCCCGGCGTTTGACCACCCGGAGTGTCGTCAGTGGTATCGCCATTCCCCCATCCAGTTCCAGGCGGGAGCTGGCCGCCACCGGGGTGCTGACCGGGTGGGCATTTGTACGACGGCAGGCTCACCGGGATCACGTAGAACTGCCACGAGTCCAGGTCGTAGCGCACCGTGGAGAGCTGGATGCCGACCGTTACGCTGCCGCACACGCCGAGCGCCGCGCCCGCACGGTAGCCGTCGATCTTCGCCATGTCCGGCGTGTACACGAAGCTGGTTCCGTCCACGATCTGTTCGCGGATCAGCACCTCGTAGGATGCGCCGACTTTCGGCCTGACCCACACGCTGATTTTGAGCCGGTATTTTTGCGCTTCCTCTGCGCCCTGGTCGGCCATCGTGTGATCGACCGCCTGCCACGATTGCGCGGTGCGGTGGCGGTGAACCCAGGTGATCGTGGCCGGGCCGGTGACGGTGCTGATCTGCGCGCCCTTGTACCACGGGTTGCCGTTGATCTTGACCTGTCCAGGCGGATAAGGGCGCATGGAGCGCGTGCGCGTTTGCAGCCGGTCGGTCGGCACGTCCTTCAGGTCGAGCGGCGGGCCGTACACACTTGGCCGCATCTTCACCTGCACCGCGCCGCCCAGCACGCCGCCGACGATGCGCTCCGGGTAGGCCGTGTGGTCATGACCGTATTGCGCGCCGTAGAACCACACGCGAGCGCCGACCGGATGGATGGCCGGGATGGTGTCGTAGCAACCGCGTGCAATCGTGATGCCCAGCTCGTCGATGTCGTCGATGCGGATCATCTCGGCGTCCACCAGGGCGACTTGGCCGACACGCAGATCATCGAGCGTGACGCCATCGAGCACCGAGGTCTTGTCGAAGTCGATTCGCGTGTCGAGCTGCTTGATCGTCGTCTTCAGCGTGGCCCAAGGCGTGAACTGCGGGTCGGCCACGTGCGAGTAGGTCAGCGCATTGCCGGTGCCAGCGGGCCAGTCGTAGCGCGTCCAAACGTCGTGCATGTCGGTCAGGCGGTCGGAAGGACGTGCGGCCACGGTGATCAGCATGTGCTGCTCTGGCGAGTCGCCGTGCAGGGCCATGAACGCATACGGCGCTTCAAACAGGTTGCGGTTCAGCGGCGTGTAGAAGTTCGTCGGTTGACCGGCACCTTGCGCGAGCTGGTTCACGAACATACCGTCCGCGCCAATCGAGCCGTCGTCTTCCGCTGCACCTGGGCGCTGCGCCACGATCTGACCGAGCTGACCTTCAAACAGCGCAGGGTTCGTGGTCGGCGTGTTCGGATCGTCGGCGGTCGTCTGCGCGGCCAGCTCCGCGAGCTGCGCGACCTTCAGGAAGTAGCCCTGGCTGTCCACCTTCAGGTCGATGCGGTAGCCCTGCCACGAGTCGAAGCCGTCGCGGGTCGAGAAGAAGGTGATGTAGCCCGGCACCAGAATCTCGGCCTCGGTCGGATTGTCGAAGCCGAAGTCGTCCATCGCCTGCTGCCACGTGTAGTTCCACGACGGCGGGATCAGGTTGCCGTACTTGTCGTACACCACGGACATGATGCCGCTGACGGTGCGCTTCAACACGCCCTTGCCGTCGTACACGCGGGCGGTGTAGGTGGTGCCGGGTTCAGGCCCGATGTTGGTCACGTCATGATCGACGAGCTGGTCGGCTTCGATGATGCGCGAGCGATGCGCCCAGGTCAGTTGCAGGTTCGGCGCGTTCACCGTCAGCGTGTGCTCGATCCACCAGCGGTCGCCATTGGCGCGCATCTGGCCGGGCGGGTAAGGTCGGAAGAAGCGGTAGTTGTAGGTCACGCTGTCGATGGCGCTGTTGGCGATGGGGTAGTTGCCGCCACCGATGGTGTACGGGCTGTACTTCACCGAGTTCGTTTCGCCAGCGCTGTGCTCGACCGCATCGGTGCCGACAACCGGCGCGTCGAAGAACCAGATCAGCGAGCCAGGGGCGTGCGGCGCAGGCACGGTATCCGCGCAGCCGCGCTTGACGGTGACGCCGGTTGACGTGATGCCGGTGAGCTGCATGAACTCGTCGTCGCACAAACAGGCCATGCCGATCTTGATGGCGTCGATGGTGGGGAAGTTCGTGCGGCCAAGCGGGATGTCGTGATCGAGGTAGTCCACGCCAGCCGAGAGTTCGGCCAGCGGCGTGAAGTGCGAAGCCGGTACAGTGCCGGATACTTTGTAGTCAGAGTTCGCCATGAGTTAGCAAGGATAAGATGGGACGCGAATCGGAATGCGGTAGTTCTGCCACGAGCTGTAGCCAGCGCGGATCGACATGATGCGGCAGTAGATCACGACCGTGCCGCAGATGCCGAGGGCGCGGCCAGCGACGTTGCCGTCAACCTGGGCGAACGCATACGGGTAGCTGTAGAAGCCGTCCTGCACCACACCGCCAACGGTCTGCGGCGTCACGTATGTGGCGCGCAGCGGATGCTCCGTGGGCGGCCCGCCCGGCGTCGCGGATGGCGTCTCGTAGTAGAACTCGACGACGACTTCAGCGCCCGCTTCCGGTGGGATGGTCGGGTATGCGTGGTCGAACGTGTTAGCGCCCTGCGTCACGCGGTTACGCCACGCCCAGGTGATGTTCAGCGGCAGGCCCGACGTGACTTGCGCTTCCTCGTACCACGGGCGACCGCCGACGACGAGCTGGCCGACGTTGTATGGCCGCAGTGCGCGTGCGTTGTAGTGCAGCAGGTTGCGCGATGGGAGCGTGTTGCCATCCGGCAGAGAGCCATACGTGAGCGGCTGGAAGCGGAAGTCCACCTCGGTGCCAGCAGGGTGTGGCGACGGATCGACCACGTACACATTGTCGAACATGACCACGCCGGTTCCCGCGATGTGCCGCGCAGGGATCGTGTCGCCAACACCGCGACCAATCGTGTACACGTCGCCGTGCAGCTCTTTGAAGATGACCAGCTCTTCGTTGATCAGCGCGATCTTGCCGACCAGTGCGCCGATGTCGGGAATGCGCACGCCGTCCCACAGCGACATGGCGGCCACGTTCACGGTCGTCTCCAATTCCGTGATGCCGAATTCCAGCGTGAACCAGGGCGTGTAGTCGCCGGTCGCAATCGGTACGGTGTGCTCCACCGCGACCCACACGGGGTCTTCCGGCGTGCCGTGGTTCTCGTTCTCCCAATAGTGCCAGCACAGGTTGTAGCCGTCGCTCATGCGGTCGGAAGGCCGGGCCGCCATAGCGAGGCCGCGCCCTTCTTCCAGGCCGTATCCGTGGCGTGCGTTGAACACGTAAGGCGTCTCCATCACGAACTGCCAGAAGTCGGCCCACACGGGCATGATTGGCGACGCGCTCGGCTCCACGTGCAGCGGGATCACGTAGCCGGTGTACGACTGCATTCCGTCACGCTCGGTCGTGAACGTGGCGAAGCCGTCCACTGCGCTCGATGGATAGCCGAAGTCCTTCAGCGCTTTGCTGTGCTGGTACAGGAAGGCGTTGCCACGGATGCCCGGTTCCTCGCGCAGCAGCGTGCCGTCCGGTCGGTAGATGCGCAGCGCGTAGGTGGTGTTCGCTTCCGGCGTCATGCCCGCATCGTTGTGGCCGAGAAGCTGGTCGGCCTGCGTGACGCGATTGCGGTCAACCCAGGTGAGGTTCATGCTGCCGGTGGTGTCGTTGATCGCCGCGCCGCTGTACCACGCTGCGGTGTTGGCCTTCATCTGCGCTGGCGGGTACGGGCGGAAGAAGCGCCAGTTGAACGTCACCTCGTCCGGCGCGACCGTGGCGATTGGGAGATTGCCGCCACCGATGGTGTAGGGCGACACCTTCACGGCCACTGTCTCGCCCGCCCCGCGCTCGATCTTATCACTGCCGGTGTTGCCGGTGATGATCCAGATAAGCGAGCCAGCCGCGTGCTCGGTCGGCACGGTATCCGCGCAGCCGCGCTTGCAGGTAAAGCTGCGGATGCCGACCGTCTCGATGCGGATGAACTCGTTGTCCCACATGGCGGCCATGCCCGGCTGGAAGGCATCGACCACGGCGAAGTTGAAGTCGGTGTATTCGATGGTGGTGTCGAGGAAGCTGTACGCCACGTCCGTCTTCACGAACGATGAGAAGGAGCCAGCGCCTTTGTTCTCGTAGTCTGCGTTGCTCATGGTGTCTCTGGTGGTTGTTCATCGGGAGTGGCCGGGCCGTTCTTCACGAACAGGTTGTAGGCCAGCGAGAGGTCGGACGGCTTGGCAACCACGGTGCCGAGGAAGCCCGCGTCTTCCGGCAAAATCTGGAAGTCCGCTGGACGCATCGACTGGTTCAGCAGGAAGTACGGCACCTCGAATGCGCGGTGCTCCTTCAGCGTCGGCTTGTTGTTCGGCTTGACCCAATTCGGCGGCTCGTTGCCGATGAACGAAGCGTTCGGCAGCGCGAACACGTCCTGCACCGCAGTGATGGTGATGGTGCCATCGGTCAGCGTGCCGCACTCGATACGGCCAACGCGCACGATCACGTCGTTGATGCCGCGTACCGGATCGCTGATGCGCATCACGCTGCCCGGCGCAACCTTCCAGGCGCGGCGGTCGAAGGTCATGGTGAACTTGCGCAGCGCCATAGCGTGCGTGCGCAGATCGCGCTGGGCCACACGCAGGGCCAAGCTGGAAGTCGGAATGCCGTTGTACGTTTTCTTCAGCGAGTTGAACACGCCGCGTGTCGCCTGCAACGACGCGATGTTCTGGTTGGCGACAGTGCGCACCTTCGCGCTGACCGGATCGAAGTATTCGACCACGATCTCGTTCACTGCCGGGCCGAGCGCCGACACGTTCGCCTCGCGGATGTCGAGCAGGCCCGCGCTCACGTCATAGATCGGCAGGGTCTTCGGATCGTAGTCGTAGCGGATCAGCTTCAGTGTGAGCAGCGCCGTCGAGCGGTCGGAGTAGAGCACGGCACCGATGTGGTCGGCCACCGATTGCAGGAATGATTCGAGCGAGTCGCGGCGGTTCCAGCGCAGGCACAGGCCGAAGCCTTCACTGTGCAGCGTGTCGGCAGCGGCGGCGAACGATGCGAGGTTCAGCGCGGATGCAGGCAGGCCACGGCCCCACTCGCGGTTGGTCAGCAGCTCGTAGATGATGTGGGCCGGGTTCATCGCCTGGACAAGACCCGTTCCCATCACAGGGTTGCCCAGCTCGTCGATGATCGGGTCGCCCTGCAAGTCGATCACGCACTTCTCTGGATACCACACGTCGCCATCCCAGCCCTTCAGTCGGCGCGTCACGCGGAACTTCCAGGGCTTCGGGTATGGCGAGTTCGATGCGATGGCACCGTTGAAGAAGTAGGTCGCCATGCGGCGGAAGCCGGGCAGCGCGTGGCCGAGCATCGCAACGAGGCCAGGGTCGGCCACCTGATCCGGCTTGCCCATCATCAGCGTGCCGGTGCCGTCGATACCGCCTTCCTGCTTGTCGCCGCCGAACAGGTCGGGCGCGTGGACGTTCAGCGGGCCGGTGTCGTTGGCGAAGCCAAACCATGCGGGCTTGTCGCCCACACGGATTTCGCTGACGGTATCGAGCGGGCCACGCGACAGGCCCATGTGAATGCCGAAGTGGTACTTGTACCCTGTGACTGGATTACTGCCCTTTTTGCCCATCGCTCACCTCTTTGTTTTTGTTGCGGACGTAAGCGGCCACGGTCATGCAGAAGTGGTCGCCATACGATTCCATGCGCTCGACCGGCATACCGTTCTGGATGAAGTCGCGGAAGTCGTAGTGGTGCTCCTTGGCCCACTGGCGCGCACCGCGAGCACAGAAGCCCGCGTCGCGGATGTCCTGAATCGTCACGATCATTTCTTGCCCCCGCCGCCCGCGTGGATTTCGGTCACGCGGTAGTTGCCGACCGCGAGCACCGTCCAATCGCTGATCCAGCAGTCACCGAAGACCACGCACTGCGGCGTACCTTCGTCGGCCTGCGGGAAGTCGATGTCTTTGAATGCGGTGGGCTGCGGCGTCTGCTGTTTCGGTGCGAGCGCGAGGTTGATGATGATCGACGCGATGATCAGGTAGAGCGCGTCGTCCCACCCCATCACGCCGATCATCCACGGCGTCAGCGCAAGCGGGTGAATCAGGAAGCTCCTTGTTGTCCAGCGCAGCATGTCGTTCTCCTAGAAGACTGGATTGCCATCGAACGGCGACTTGCCGGGCATGTCCGGTACACCGCCGTAGTTTGGAAGGTTGTTGAATTTTGTCTGACACGTTCCCCAGCGTCGGTCGCAGCCGGGGTATGCAGTGACTTCGAGGCCGTAGTATAGATCATCGGCCAAACCGAACATTCCGACCACGCTACCCTTTTGGGACTCGATACCCCTGTATTCCAGTCCACGCACCGGATGCGTCCATTCGATAAACCCGCCTGCCAGCACGTCGTCTTCGAGATCGTCGATCCCCTGGAACACCACGTTATTCCCTGTCACGTCGAAGACTTTGACGGTGATGCCGTTTGCAGTCTTGTCCGCTTGGCAGGTGAGCGGGTCATACAGCGCATACGGGCAAGTGCGCTGCCAGCCCAGGCGCAGGCCGTCGCGCTGCATGGACGCGCCAATCGCATCGCACGTCAGTGTGGCCTTGCCGGGTTCCGGCTGGCCCACCTGAATCAGCTCGCCCATGTAGCCCAGGACGGCCTCGGCGTCACCTTCGTGATACTGGAAGATGTTGACCAGGATCGGCTGCGACGGCGGCGTGCTGATGAACATCTGAACCGGCGCGATGCGCGACGGCGCGGTGATCTGCATCACGTCGGTCTGTGCCTCGCCGGTCAGCTTCACGCCATCGTCGGAGATGGGCAGTGCCGTCCAGTGGTAGTCGTTGATCGTCACGTCCTCGTCGGAAGACGTGTAGCGCCATGTTGCGGAACCGAGGGTGAAGGCATAGAGGAAAATCGGCCGCCCCTGGTCGTTGCCGCTCTCGATAGTATTGAAGCTCATGCTGGTGTCCCGATACGTGGATTGAATGCCTGCTTCATCACGACAGATACGTCGATGACGGCCTGCTGGTTAGTGTGATGCTGAATCTCGAAGGTGTCTTGGTCGAACCGCGACTCGGCCACAAAGCTAACACGCTTCACGTCCTTCATCGAAATGGCGGGCAGCGGCGGGTCGATGGACAGCTTCTCGGCCACCACCTGCAACGGCGTCGAGTTCGAGCCGTCCGCGTCCTTCTTGTAGATCGGCTCCACTGCGGTGATCGTCGTGTACACGCTTGGCCGACCGTCGTAGAACAGGAAGGCGATCTGGATGCGGATCGGCTGCGGGCGAAGCATGTAGTCGTAGAAGCCCTGCGGCTCGATGATCAGTTCCTCGGCGTTCAGTGGAATCTCGTCGTCGGTGATGTACACGTCCTGCATGAAGGTCGGCGCGAAGAAGTGCACGGCGCGGCCACGGGCGGCCTGGAAGAACTTGCGCAGCTTGCCCGCGTTGATGCGACCGAACAGGCGGAACTTCGATTGCACGATGGTGCCGGTGAAGCGGCCATGATCGGTCGTGATCGGCACGCCGCTGGTGTTGTCGAGCGTGAAGCTCTTGCGATTGTAGGTGAGGTCGAGCGTGCTGGCGCGATCCGGCGAGAACGCGAAGAACGGTTGACCGCCCGCCGACGCGCCGAAGTCCGCTTCGATCTTGTACGGCTCCGACAGGTCGAACTGCGCCTGGGCGGTGCTCACGGCGTCAGTCACGTTCGACATGCGCGCAGGCGTCAGCAGGCGCGCAGTGCGCATTGGGTAGATGCGCGTGCCGACCGGCCACGGACGCGGCGGCGGGAACTTCCACGAGAAGCGGTTGTTCGCGTAGTCCACGTCACCGACTTGCAGGATGTCGTAGTCGTCCGGGTTGCCGTTGTTGACGAACACCAGATCGTCTTTGAAGAACTCGCGGTATTGCAGCTCGCCGTCAGGGAAGGCCACACCGCTCGCCTCCATGTCGATGCCCTCGTTCATGTGCACGGCTTCGTGCCACAGCGGCAGCATGAACTCCGCGCTGCCCATGCCGACGAAGAACGTGTCCAGGCGATTGCGGTGGGCGCGCTGCCGCAGGAAGTTCGCCTCGAACTGACGGCGTGCGTTGCGGCGGATCGAGCGGCGCTGCTCGGCACCGTTCTCGCTCTCCATCACGTTCGTCATCCATGACAGGCGCTCGGTCACTCCGTTTTGCCAGTTCGGAAGTACGGTGAACATCGGAAGCGAAAACCTGTAGTCTGCTGGCGGCGGCAGATCATCATCGCTGATGGCCGAGTCGTCCAGCAGCCAGCCCTCACGCGCTGACGAGTAGATCAGTTCCTCGCCGCGCTTGATGACGAGGGTGAACCAGCAGGGCGTATCGGCAGGGATGTTCTGAAGGATCACGTCCAGGCGGTAGTCGCCCTGCGGGATGTTCACATAGGCCGTCGTCGGGTTGCCGAGCTGCGTGCTGGCGATGATGCGCATGTTGAGCTGCGCCGTGCCGATCCACAGCGTAGCCGCGTCGTCGGCGTCGATGGTGAGCGTGTAGTTGCCATCCTCGAAGTGGAACCGGCGCGACAGGTAGTAGGTGTGATCGCCCAGCGCCGTGTCGATTGGGTCGGTCGGCGCGACCCGCTTCTCTCCATCAGGAGGTGGCGGGTCGATGGCA